TCAGAGCGCCTCGCGCCGCACCTCGCGGCTCCGCTCGTACACACCTTCCGTCGTCTTCCGATCGGCATGCAGCTCGGGCAATTCGCCAAACTGCAGCTTGAAATAGGTCGTGTAGTGCGCGCGCAAGTCGTGGAATGTGAAGCGCGTTTCGATGACCTTTTCCTCCAGCGCCTTGTCCATCAGCCGGCCCCACATCGTCTTGAAGCCGCTCTCGGTGTAGGCGCGCCCGGTGCGCGGCGCGGCGAAGACCGGTCCCATCGGCGAGTAGGCAGGCATCGCGCGCATGCGGTCCAGCACCACCCGGAGCGCGTCGCTCATCCCCACGAGCTCCCGCTTCGTCTTCTTGCTGCGCTGCTTTGCGCGCTGCAGGCGGATCACCTCGTCGTCGACCTGCGGCCAATGCAGCGCCAGGAACTCGGCGCGCCGGTTGCCGGCCAGCGCCGAGAACTGCGCCATGCTGGTCAGCACCATCGCACTCGGCCCCTGTTGCAGGGCCCACGCGACGAACGGGTCCAGCTCCTTCTTCTCGACCAGGCGGTCGCGCGATTCCTCTGGGTTGCGGCGCACCTCCTTGCAGGGGTTGCGGTCGACCTCGCCCAGCTCGACGGCCAGGTTGAACAGGTTCGACAGTAGCGCGACCTCGCGGTTGGCCACGATCGGCGCTGACGCGCGCTCGGTGCGCAGGTAGCGCACCACGTGCGGCGGCTTGATGGCCACGGCCAGGCTGTTCTCGAAGACCTTGGCCAGCTGCTTCCAGTTGTCGCGGTACTGCACCTTCGTCGCGTCGGCCAGCCGCTTGAAGTCCGGCCCGAGCTCGTACAGGCGCCACAACCGGCCGATCGTGCCCTGGTCGCTGGCGCGCCCGTTGAGGTCCAGCACCTGCTGCAGCGCGGCCGCGCGGTCGCGTCCCAACGGGATTGGGGCGCCTCCGACGGGGTGATAGCGGTACGCGAAACCGCCATTCTTCAGCGGGCGCGCCTCCATGCGCGGCAGCAGGCCCAGGGCTGAAGCTCGGTCGCGGGGTCGATTCATGCAGGGATGCTCCAGTTCATTCCGGAAGTGTCGGCCTTCGCCGGTGCGCGCGCCGGCGGCGGGATGTCGGCCAGCATGGCCCGCTCCATGGCCGACCGGCCGACCAGCAGTGTGCCGTCGGCGCGGCGCCGGTAGGGTACGCGCATGCGGTCCAGGAAGCGCGCCTGTGCCGCAGGTTGCTTGAGGTGCGTCACGGTGCGCAGCTCTTCGTCTGCGAGGACCAGGTCGCTCATGCCGTACTACCTCCAGGTGGTGAATCGGAAATACCACCCATGGGTGGTACGCCCCCCTTGCTTTTGGATGAGTGGGGTGCGAGGGCTGCAGCAGGCTTCCCGTCGCCGCAGTGCGGGCACCAGTGCGTGCCGTAGCACGGGTCGCCCGCGTCCGGCGTGAAGCCCGGGCGCTCGGTGCCAGGCAGCATGACGGTGCGGCCCAGCGGGCTGCCATAGGGCACATGGCGATGAGGCCCAAGGCCATACGCCGGGAAGCATGGGGCGCCGTCAGGGTCGGTGCAGTACTCGCAGCTCACTTCCCCACCTCCCCGCCAGCCAGAGGCTGTAGAGGGGCGGCAGGGAGAGGCTGCCAGTGCGTCGGGTCGCGGTAGCTCAGTTCTTCGTCCTCCATGTCGAGCCATGCGCCGTCGAAACGGGTGACCGCGTAGCAGCGGTCGTCCACGTCGGACATGCTCGGCTGCCAGAAGGCCAGCACCGCGGTTCCGTCCATTGGTGCGCTGTCGATCGGCCTCCACTCGGGCACCTGCACAGCTTGAGAGCCTGCGACAAGGGTGGCGCAGGAAGAGCAGCGGTAGGGCTTGTACCAGCGCTGGACGGCGGGCGCGAAGCGGCTGTAGCGCTCCTGGGTGATGAACTTGATGTACGCCGAGGTCGTCGCTTCCCAAGCGATTGGCGCGGGATGCCCCTCCTGCTCCCGGAGGCGGGAGGCGAGATAGCTTTCAATGGCATCGTGCGCCGCGTCCACCAGCTTGTCATCGAACCATTGCTGGCCGCCATCCTCCACGGCGCCGGCGCCGCAAGACTCCAGGGCAGTCAGTGCCTGCCGAAGCAGCGCCTGGGTGTCGTGTGCTGCGGTCATGGCTGTTCCTCGGTGTCGTCTGCGGTGCACGTTCGAGCCCTGTTGTCATCGACAAATTGCAGGGCTTTCACTTCGGTTTTCGTCAGCCTGCGAACAGCAGCCTTCTCTCCGCCGAAATGGCTGTCGCGTATGCATGCGCGCAGGCTGCCAGCGGTCTTGTCGACACCGCTACCAACGTCGGTGATTTGAGGAACCTTCACGAGCATCCAGAGCATCGGGGCCCGTTTCTTGATCGTGGTCGTCATGGCTGGCCTTCTTTCTTCGCTGCGCTGGGTGCCTGAGTGGGCGTGATTTGGCTTTGGACCCACGCGCGCATGCGTGCCCATCGACGCTGAGCCACCTCTTCTTCGGAGTACTGGACACGGCGGGGATGGCGATGCGATCCGTACTCTGGATAGAAGGGGCGCACAGGCCCATAGACCTCAACATCGATGTAGTGCCACCCGTCGAGGTGCTCCCCGGCTTCGTCGTTCTCGTAGACGATCTCGCGCACCAGTGCAGGGGCGACGTTGAATGCCTTCGCCACCGCATTCCAGTCCTCGGGGTCGAGCTTCAGCATGTCCAGGCCGCGCACCGCGCCCACCGAGCCCAGCGTGCAGAACTCTCCATCCGCCGTGACCAGCGACTCGGCCGCCAGGGCCTTCGTCGGCATGGCGTCGAGTGCTGCCAGCGTCTCGCGCAGCAGAGCCTGTCCGCGCTTGCCCTTGATGGCCCGTGTGACCGCGCCGCGCCACAGGCCGCCAGTGCCTTCATAGTCGTAGTCGTCGATGTATCCGCTGCGGCTCATTTGGGTTGCTCCGCCTGCAGTGCTGCACTGGGTGCCTGAGTCCGGCCTTGCGCCCGGTCCATGATCTTGAGTTGCGCGATGGATTCCTTGTGGCAGATGGCCATGATTCGGTTTTCGACCGCGCGCATGCGGCCCCCGTGGCTGAGACTGTTCGAGCAAAGGGCAGTGATCGCACCCAGCAGTGCCATGTTGGAGTGAGCCTCCATGGCCGCCTGCGCTGCCTCGCTGGTGATCGTTTCGGGGTAGAGGTTCATTGCTGCTCACCTCCCCGCACAGCAGGGGCCTGGGCTGCAAGGGCCTCAGCGTGGTTGATGTGCTGAAAGTCGACGGCAGGCCGGGCCTTGGCGTCGATGTAGGCCTTGGGCCAAGCGCGATCCACGCCGCGTGCCGCCTCCTGTCGAGCCGCTTCCGCTGCACCGAAGGCGTGGGCCTTGCTCAGGTCGGTGGTGTAGCCCCTGCCGTCCTTCGCCCACCACAGCACATCGTTGCCAACGAATTGCCGGGTGTCTTGCAGATACCAGAGGTCCGCCCCCACCGGCTCTGCCGCATCTGCCTGGGCCTGGGCGCGGGTGGTGATCTTTTCAAAGCCATCAGCGGTCGCACGATAGCTCGCAACCAACTCCACCGTCTCACTGGCGGGGAGTGTGGCCTGGGGTGGGGTGGCGCGGAGGATTGAGGCTTCGAGGCCGTGCCGGCGCAAGTAGTCCAGTGCCTGGTCTGGCAAAGCGTTGTCTGGCGCGGCTTTGCGGAGCGACCGGGCGAGTCTGCGAACCAGCGCCGCCAAGTCGTCCACCGATGCTTGCGGTGTGTCGATCATCCAATCGGGAACGCTCATGATGCCTCCGGGAACAGTTCGTTGAACTTGACCAGCAGGTGGTCTGCCATGTCGATTTGCGCCTCTTGGCGAGCGATGTCTCCGGAAACGTCGATGGACGCGCCGATCTCGGCGGTTAGCAGCAGCCGGAAACTGCGCGCCGCCTCGCTGGGCGCCAGTGGCAGCGGAGCCCCGGCCTGTTGCGCGGGTGCGGCGGCCGGCATCACGAGGCCCAGCGCAGAGAACGCGGTAGCGAAAGCAGACAAGGCAGTTGGACCTGCCCACTGGCGCATGCTCTGCTGGTCACAAAATGGAGCTCGGGTGCGCTTGACGAACCATGCCTTCTCCGCGTTGGCCTCGTCGGTGAGGGCCTCCCATGGCTCCGCGCGATAAAGCTCCCAGCCGCCGCCATTCAGGATTTGCATGACGATCTGAGAATCGGCCAGCGGAGCCCCGGCATTGGGGGCGGTGGCAGCGAGAGCGACGGCGTGCTGGTCGAGCGTCTTGTTGAACAGGTCGCGGAAGTCGGGGCTGACGTGCGACGCGCTCGGGTGGAATTTCAGCGCGGCGATCAGCGCATCTCGTTCATTGGTGTTGGGCATTGGGTTCTTTCAGGCGGAGAGCGCCCAGTTCAGGCAGCCAGCGCTCGAGCACCGGCCAGTGGTGCGGCCGTCGATGGCCGAGACGGTGTATGTAAGCAGGCCCGAGCAGCGCACGCAGCGCATGGAGGCGCGCACGGCCACCGGCGGCACGCCAGCAGTCGCAGCGCAGTGCGTGCGGTAGATTTGGTCCTTCGTGCGCGCTACGGCGCTGGACAGGGCGATGAAACCTGGGGTGGTCATAGCGCTGTCCTTGCGCGCCGCCGGACCTCGGCCTTGCGGTCGAGTCGTTGGCGCCGAGTTGTCGTGGACTCGCCGAACAGGTCGAGACCCAATTGATGAGCTTGCGAATCTTCTGCTGCAGAAACCAGACTGCCGCCATTGGCCTTCGGCATGGTTTCCGTGTTCGTGAAGTCGCAGCAGACGACCTCGCACATGGGGCTCACGCCCTTCCAGTCGCCAATGTAGTAGGCGGTATCGATTCCACAGCTCGGCTGCATCTCGATGCCAGTCTGTTGCCAGAACTTGCGGCACTTGTCGGTCATCTCCTCTCGATAACCGCGCTCCCCCGAGTACCGGAATGGTGCTGACTGCTGTGGCAGGATGAAGACCCCGTGGTCTGCCACCAAGGAGGCGCGCTCGATCACCTTGTATTCGAACTGCCCACCGCTATAGCGACCGGCGAACTGATCGCCTTTGATCGCGCCAAATGGCGGATTGCTGACGGCGAAGTCGTAGCGTCCCAGCTCTGCGGTGAAAACGTCGGCGTGAATCCAGTTGGCCGACGGCACCACGCGGCGCCCGACGGACACGTACTCCTCGCAGAACTCGACGCAGGTAATGTCCGCGTCCTTGTGCTCGCAGGCAAAAGACAGCATGCCGATGCCCGCGCACAGGTCGACCAAGCTGAACCGACCGCTGCCGCAGCACACCTCGATAGACAGGTCGCGGGCAAGGCCGTGAGGCGTGAAGAATGCGCCGGCCAGGGCGTTGAGCTGGCCTTGAGCTTCGAAATAGTGCTCGAGGATGAAGGATCGATCCTCCCAGCTCAGCGTTTTATCGGAATGCACCAGCTCCATAGCCTGCTGGTGCAGCTTCGATTGCTGCTTGGTGAGCTTGGTCAAGCCAGCTCCTCGTGGCTCAGCGCCAGGTGCTCGTCGACGACGGCGCGCACTGTGTCGGTTTCGAGGCCGAGCGACTGGGCCACGGCCGCACATGCCTGGTCGTGGCCGGGCGCCAGCTCGCGTGAGCGGATGTAGGCGGAGATGATCTTGTGCTTGGCCATGAAGATCACTCCTCGCCATCCTTGTGCGCGCCCAGGAACTCTTCCGTCGCGCTCTTCGCAGCCGCGGCCTTCTGCGCCTTGGTGAGCTTCGGCGTGCTCTTGGCGCTGTCGAGCGGGCCGCCGGCCAGGCCCGGGAAGACATCGTCTTCGGTCAGTGGCGCCGACGGCTGCTCGACTTCGGGCATCGTCAGCTTGATCGAGATCTCGCGCTGCTGCAGCACCGACAGCGTGCCGATGATGTGGTCGTCGATGTCGGCCGACGACGAGATCGAGAACTTCACTTCGGCGCTACCACCTTCGATCGGCGTGACGCGCATCTTCCCGACCTTGCAGAGGTTCAGCACGATGGCCGAGACCTCGCTGATGCCGTAGGCGACCTCGACGCGCGCGCCGACCTGCTGGAAGTCCAGCTTCACCGGGTAGTCCATGCCCGGCACGCGGATGTTGGGCATCTCGTCGACGGGCAGATCCATCTCGGTCTGGTCGCCGTCGTCGCCCTGGCGGCGGTCGCAGAACAGGCAGTTGCGCAGTTCCTTCTGGATGGCGGTCAGGCTGCGGTTGTTGGTGTTCCACACCACCGACAAGTCGATGGCCATCACGTCTTCATCGCCGTGCTTCTCGACGCGCGCCTGTACGTTGGCGAGCTTCATGGTGGTGGGTTCAAGGAGTTCGAGCATGGGGGGCTTTCGGTGAGGTGGTGGAGGCCGGGTCAGGCGGTAGCGGGGAAGGGCCAGTTCGCGTCGTTCGCAGGCGCGGTACGGAAGAAGGCCTCGGTGCGTTCGACGGTGGCGCGGAAGGCCATCAGCTTCTCGACCATGTCGTCGATGAACTCGTCATCGCGGTGCACACGCTTGACGAACAGGTCGCGGCCGACACTTTCTAGGTCGGGCACGTACATGATGAAATCGCACCACTTCCGGCCGGTGATCCACATGCCGCCCTGCATCTGGTGGCGGTACTCGGAGATGTCGCCGGTCTCCAGCATCTCGATGATCTTGTCGCTCGCGATCGGGCACTTGATCTCGATCAGGCCGTCGTCGGCCACGAGGCCGTCGGTGCTGTAGCCGAACCAGTCGTCATCGGTTTTGCAGATGCCTGATTCCATGGCCAGCATGCCGCTGCGCGTCTCGTACGCCGCGCGCGCCAGCACTTCCATCTCGTGGCCGCGGTTCAACACCCAGGCCTTCGGCGGCTCGCCGTAGGGCTTGCCGCTGATGCGCTCGATGGCGACGTCGCCGGCGTACTTCTCGGCCGCTGCGGTGGGCTCGCCCTTCTTGCGCTTGGCACCGTCGCGCTGCAGAACGCTGATCGCCTCTGCGAAGCAGCTGGCAGTGATGGCGCCGGCGCGCGCGTGGAGCCACTCGGGCGTCCCTTGTTGGCATTCGATGAATTTCACAGGTCCATCTCCTTCATGAGTTCGTCGTACTTGCCCTGCAGCTCGGCGCGCTGGGCGCCGTTGGTGACGCTCTTGATGAGGTCGGCCGCTTCGTTCAATGCGTCCGGGGTCTTGGCCTTCGTCATGCGTTCCATGACGTGCGCATAGCTGACGACCAGGCCGTCGTCGGGCTTGTCGGAGACGGCGGCATCAGCTGCTGCTGCGGGCGCTGCGGTAGAGACAGGGGCAGCGGGCGCAGCCGGCGTCGACGCCGCGTTGTCCAGGGTTCGGTCCTTGTCCGCTTGGGCTGCGATGCCCTTGAGCCGCGTGTGTTCGGCATCCAGCGTCTTCCGGTTGTCCTTGCCGGTGTCGGTCCAGAACTTCTGATACGCGGCGACGCCGCGCTGGGCTGCAGCCTCGGCGGCGGTCAGCAGTTCGTCGGGGATCGTCGGCTTCACCACCTCGGCCGGGCCCATGTCACGCGGCACCAGGCCGTCGAGCTCGTCGGGCGTGTAGACGCCGAGGATCACGCCGGGCGTGTTCTGGCGTGCCCACTTGCGGATGGCCACGTAGCTGATCTGCTGCTTGGGGTCGGTGGCCCATTGGGTTGAGAAACGGGGAAAGCACTGCGACATGAACACTTCCATGACGCGCGGCTCCTTCTCGCCTTTGAGGCGCAGCTTGCAACGCACGCCGAGGCCTTCTTCATCCTTCTTGCTGTAGGTCGACACGTAGTACTTGCCGCCCTTGTCGGACTTGCGTTCCTCGACCTTGCCGAGCACCTTGCTCCAGTCGCCGATGTACTCATACTCCGGGAAGCCTTCGACCGGTCCGCACTCGGCGACCACAGCGCTGACCAGTTGCGCCTCGTAGCCCAGCGCGCCGCCCTGGCTGACATGCGTCTTCTGCGCCACGGCAAAGGGATTCATGCCCCACTGGGTGGCCTGCATCGTGACGGCCAGGCAGTCGGCAACGTTCTTCTGCAGGTGCTTGGGGATCGTCACCGACCCGTTCGCCATGAGTTCCGCGAACTTGAAGATGCGGTCCATGGCATCGCCATTGAGGATGAGCGCGGCGCTGCTCGTTTGGACCGGCGCCTGGGGCGTCTCGACTACCTGCAATGCCGACGACTCGGCGAACCTCGTAGGGGCGTTCATGCTGCGATTCCTTCTGCTTGGGGGGTGTTGACTGTCTTGACGTGGCCGTCCTCGATGACGATTCCGACCTTTCCGCTGGTGTCGACCTTCTCGACCCAGACCTGGTAGTCGTTGTCGGCGGCCAGCTCGGCGATGGCGCGCATGCTGTCGTCGTCCAGGAGGGAGCCGTCCTGGATGCGGATGACGCGCACCTTCGGGTTGCTGGCCATGGCGATCGATACCGAAACGCGCAGCTGCTCGGCGCTGGAGCACTGGTCGAAGGGCACACCGCGGTAGGTGACGATGCCGTCGCCGAAGCCGAGGCCTTCTACTGGCATCGCGGCGGCGGCGATCGCGTCAGCCTTGTCCTTTTCGCGCGATGCGATGGCTTCCGTGAGCTTCTTGGACTTAGCCTCCAACTCGTCCGCATCGGTCTCGATGGCGGTGCGCTGCTTGAGGACGTGGTCGCGGCTGTCGCGCAGCGCGGTGGCGGCGCGCGCGGCGGTGATCTGCTGGCTGAGCACTGCGACGTCGACCAGCGCGGGAAGGGCGGGCGCCGCGGCCAAGCGCGCCTCGAGCGCTTCGATGTCCTTCATCTGCTCAACGCGCTTGCTGTCCAAGCCGTCGGCCTCGGCGATCAACGCCGCCGCTTGAGCGCGCTTCTCAGTAGCCAGGGCGGAGGCTGCAGCGACCGTGTCGCGATCCGCTGCGACCTGCTGTGCAGCCTTGATGCGCCGCTGTTTCTTCGCCTCGATCTCGACGTTGGTCGCGGCTGCTGTCGCCATCTGCTGCAGCAGCGCCTGCTCGTCCACAGGTTCACCGGCTGGCACGGTAGGCACGACGATGCCGTCGAGCTGGGCGCGTCGCGCCTTCGCGTCGCGATTCACCACCGTGCGCGCATCGAAGTCGGCCTTGTTCAGGCGATCAATCTCCTCGACGTCGATGGACAGCTTGCTGACGCGGCGCAGCTCGTTGAACTGCTGCTTGGCTGCCATGCGCGAGAAGGCCAGCGGGTCGAAGGAGAGCTCGCCCAGCAGCGCGTCGAGCATCTTCTGCGGGCTCGGGAACTTGGCGCCCTCGGCATTGGTGACCGTGAGCGTACTGCCGGCGTCGGTGAACTTGCGCTCGACGATGATCTCGCCCAGGTCCAGACGGATGCGCGCCTTGTTCTGCCCGTTGCGGATCGGCTGCGACTGGATGCCGCTGGTGCCTGCCAGCGCCCACCAGATGCTGTCCAGCACCGAGGTCTTGCCCTGACCGTTGCGGCCCGCGATCGTCACGATCTCACCGGTGGGCGAGATCTCGATGGCCACGAGCTTCTTGATGTTCTCGGCCTTGAGGTTGATGATCTTCATGGTCTTTTTCAGTTGAGGAAGTGGCGAGCCAGCGCGATGACGCCGGACAAGAGGATGGGGGAGGCGACCACCAGGAAGAACCAGACCAAGCGCATGGCGCTCAAGGTTTCGCGGTCTTCCTCGCCGGCGGAGGCGGGCGTGCGAGCGGCTTCGCCGTCCTGCCATTCGTCGAGTTCGGAGGGGGACAGGTCACGGTTCACGGCGTTCCTTTCGATGCGATGCGTTCGGAGAGATCGGTGCGTTCGACGTCACGCGCCGCGGCGGCGGTGTCGAGGGCGGCCTCGAATTCGGTGGGGCCGTCGATCAGCGGGCCGCTTGCGCCGATGAGGAGGGCGAGCAGGGTGCCGAGCAGCCAGCGGAGGAGGACAACGTTCATTCGTCACGCGCCGCGCCGGCGCCCTCGTGTTCGGGATCTCGGGGATGGGGGTTCGCCATGTAGGCGTTGTGCTGGCGGCGTGCAGCCGCGCGCTGGCGGGCCAGGGCCTCGCGCTCGTCGTCGCCCTCGCGGGGCTCGGGGGTGTAGTCGGCGTAGCTCATGCCGGGCTCCGCGCTTCCAGGCGATGGGCGGTCAGCCGCGCTGCGCGGTTGGCCAGGATCACCATGTCGGCGGCTTGCCCGAGGCTTGCGCCAATGGCATGCCGGCGAGCGGCGGCATTGCGCTGCGCGGCGCGAAGGCCATCGGCGGTGCGGTCGGCGAGATCCGCAATGCGGCGCTTCGACTCGGCGGCACCCCAGGCGAGCTTCTCGGCCTCTGTCATGTCGCCATAGCGTTTCGGTGCGGCGCTCACGATGCGCTCCCGGTGGCCTTGGCGATGGCGGCGTCCGCCTGCTTCTCCGCGTCCGACCGTGGGTAGCCAGGCGGTTTGAGGCGCGCGTAACTGGCGCTCAAGCGGAGCAGCGCGGCTTGCATGTCGGGCGCGGCGGCGAACTGGCGCGCCAGCGTGCGTCGCTCGGCGGCGTTGTAGTTGCTGAGTTCGGCGAGCACGACCCCGTTCGCGGCCTGCACTGTGATGCGCGGTGCATCGCCGGGCCGCTTCTCCTCGCGGGCCACGAATGGGCCCGGGGTGCCGTGCAGGTTCATCCCTGCGTGCTTCGCGGCGCTCACAGGAACACCGCCATGACCAGGCCGAACGCAGCGCCCAGCAGCAGCACACCAGCCGCGATCGTGAAGAACACAGCCTCCAGCTCGCGCTTCGTCAGCGCCTCCAGGGATTGGTAGACGGTCATGCGCGGGCTCCAGCTTCGGCAGCGGCGATGCGCGCCACAGCAGCGCGAGCAATGCGCACCGTGCGGCCGCCACGGAAGAAGCCGGCCGCTTCCCACTCCACCACGCGCTTCGAGACCTGCAGCAGGTCTTCGCCATTTGCAGCGATGGCGTTCGCGCGACGGATCGCCGCCATCTGCTTGCTGTGTGCCGTGTCCACCGGCCGGGTAGTTGTCGCCATTTCGATCTCCTCATCCGCTGCCGGGGTGGCTGCGGTGCGGGGTTGATTGTCACGAACGTGATTTATGTTGTCAACACGTTTGTGACTTTCAATCACGAAAAGGAGAGATGAGGGCGAAAAAAAGCCCGCTAGGTGCGGGCAGGCGGGACAGGGCGCTTCTTACGGTTTCGACTTCGGTGAGCTGAGGCCGGCGAGGATGAGCCAGTCAGATTCGTCTTGGCATTGATGCAGGGTCTGCGGGCCGTCGCAGGAGGTCATGAATCGTGCCCGGGCGTTGTATAGCTGGGCTACGGCCTTGCGTGCCCTGGAGTGCTCCGGCGACTTTCCCGTGCTGTTGGAGCATTCATCGATACTGGAGGCGCCGATGATTCGGCATGCTTCCATCGCGGATCGCGCCGCATTTTCTAGGTCCTCGCCTGCGCTTGCAGCCAGTGAAATCGCAAGAGCGAGCCCGGTGATCCAGCCATATCTCACGGCAGGAGGCCCTTCACCTGGTGCGATGCGATCGGGTGGCCCTTAGCAGCGGCCTTGGCAAGCCAAATCAAGGCCAGGTTTTCGTCTCGTTCAACGCCTTCGCCTGCTGCATGCGCAGCGCCCAAGCATTGCATGGCATCGGCATCGCCTTGTTCTGCAGCCAGGCGAAGCCAGTGGACGGCGATCTCGTGCTTCTCATGGCTAGAGAAGATCTGGCCCAAGTCCCGCTGGGCGGCGGGTGAACCTGCGTCGGCATCAAGCAGCACCTCAACATCATCGCCCTGCAGCGGCACGCAGATCAGCGCTGCGACGTCTGTGAGGCAAACCATTGAACGCCCTCGGGCGTCGTCGGCCAAACGCGTGATGCCGCCTTCAGCAAGGCGCCGCTGCCACGTCCTCTTGCTACGTTCGGAAATGATCGCAGCCGTGTCGAGTGAGATGGAGGTTGTCGTGCTTGGCGGGGTGACTGTCATAGGAGCAAGGGGTGACATGGAGCCGTGTCACACGTTGTTGCATGTCACGAGCAGAGTTGATTGTGAACTATTCGGCACACTTTCGGTGTTCGAGGAGCTGGCACGCATGCTGCAGATACATTGGCGTGCCGGGGAGGGTCTCCGGTTTAACAACCCAGGAGTTTCCATGAACCGTCGTTCCATCGCTCGCCGCGCACAAGCCGGCTTCACCCTCATTGAGTTGATGATCGTTGTCGCGATCATCGGTATTCTTGCTGCGGTGGCACTACCTGCCTACCAGGATTACACGAAGCGCGCCAAGGTCACCGAAGGTCTGTCGCTTGCGACATCGGCTAAGACGACAGTCGCAGAGAACGCAGCCGGATCGAAGCCTTACGATTCGGGCTGGGTCGCTCCGAGCGCGACGGCGAATGTGAAGTCGGTAGGTATCAGCCAGACGGATGGCTCGATCACGATCACCTACAACGCGCCCGTGGAAACCGACGCCACCCTCATCCTGCGTCCCTACACCGGCACCGGCGACGGCACCGCTCTTCCTGATTCGAAGACGGCCGGCTATGCTCCGCCTGACGGCAGCATCAACTGGGCGTGTGGTGCCAAGGGCGCAGCGAAGCCAGCTACGGCCGGTACGCTTAACGCAAAGTACGCTCCTGCGAACTGCCGTTAATTTTCGAAGTCCACGCGAAGCCGCCTCCGGGCGGCTTTTTTGCGTCTGCTTCAGCCGTCTTCCCACTTCCCAATGATGATGCCGCAGACAGTGAATTCGTCGCGGATGGGAAGGTGGGCTGGATTCAGAGGCATGAGCCACTTGCGGCCGTCCTCTTCCTTGTAGACCTTGAAGGTCACTTCGTCGGTCCCGCGTAGCTTTGCCACCACGCGGTCGCCGTTGATTGGCGAGCCCCTGTCCGGGTCGACATAGACCATGCAGCCTTCCGGATAGGTCCGGCTGTTGCCATGAGGCGCGGTCATGCTGTCGCCCTTGACGCGCAAAGCGTAGGTGTGTGGACCGTGAGCCACCGGACACGGCATCCAGCGCTCGGCGTCCCCGGGTTGGAACGGATCCGAGGCCTCGCACCAGTCGCCGGCCTGAACCCATGAGACCAATGGCACCAGGCCGCCGCGGTCAGGGCCGGCCTCGACGTTGCTCGTCGCATCCCACTCGCCTCTTCCTGTTTCGACCCAAGCGGGCGCCGCACGCAGCGCGTGCGCGATCGCGTTGAGCTCGCGCGGCTTCTCGCGCAGGCCCGACTCGAGATTCCCGATCGTGCTCGTTGAAACCTTGGCGGCCGCAGCCAGCCCGCCCTGAGTCAGCCCGCGTTGCGCGCGAGCCCATTTGATTCGTTCGCCTATGGTTTTCACGGATGTGATTAGGCCGCCCCATTGCATCACGTTGGTGGTTCGTGCAAAATCACGAACGTGACAAATAGGGACACCCATGGAAACACCTGAACTAAGCATCAACACCACCGCCGAGGGCGTCGAGTCCGAGAGCATGCAAGCGCTGGACGAGGCCATTCGGGTCGCCGGCGGCGTCGGCCAACTGGCACAGCGCGTAGGCGCGGCGGCCAGTGCGCCCAGCATGTGGAAGAAGCGCAAGAGCGTGCCGGCCGAGTACTGCCCGGCCATCGAGCGCGAAACCGGCGTGCGATGCGAGCGCCTGCGCGCCGGCGTCGCCTGGGACGTGCTCCGCATGCAGTCCGGAGTTGAGCCCGCGGACCAGCCCGGCGCCTGACTCATGTCCACCCTCATTGGTGTCCTGTTGCTGGTGGCCTTGATCTGGTACGCCGTTGGTGCGTTTGCTGCCCGCGAGTACGTCATCACGGCCATCTTCGTCGTCGCCGCTCTCGCGGTGCTCTACGAGTTGCTGCGCGGCCGGCACAACTGACGCTAGCCACTCGAGTGCCAGCTCATGCAAGGACTTCCATCCGTCTCCCTGAGCGCTGCCCATAGCGGTAGCGCAGGCCAGCCCCCCAGCTGCCTGCGCTCCGCCCTCCCTTTTTCTTTTTCCCTCATCCATGACGTGAATGTCGCCGCTTCTGCTGCGGCGCAACACATCCAAAACAGGAGCTACCGGATATGAACACCGCCGACGCACTGAAGTTGATCGCCAAGTCCGCGCCCGGTGGCCTCGAGGTCGTGGCCATCCGTATCGGCAAGAACCCCGAGACGCTGCGCAAGGAGCTGTCGGGCACCGACCCCAAGTTCAAGATGGGCGAGAACACCGCGCAGCTGATCTCGGACACGGCGATCGAAGAGGGTTGGCCGAACTGCTACGCCTACGTGACCGCCGTGGCTGCGAACAGCGGTGGCTTCATCGCCTTGCCCGTGCGTGAGATGACAGCCCCCAAGCAGGATCTGCGCGCCGACATGGCCTCCATGCTCAAGGAGTGCTCGGACGCTGTTGTCGCGCTGACCACAGCTCTTTCCGACGACACCGTCTCCGACAACGAGTTGCGCACGATCCAACGCGAGGTCGGCGAGTTGCTGGCGAAGTCACAGGACGTTCTGCGCGGCGCGCGCGAGAACAACGCGGCCAGCAAGCCCGCGCACCTGAGGGCAGCAGCATGACGGTCGTCAACCCCTTCAACTGGCGCACCAACCCCCGCCAGGTCGACACCACCGACCTCGAGCGCGAGACCCGCCTCAAGACCATCGCCAGCAAGCGCATCGATGCGCGCCGCGCCGCCGGCGACCCCAACATCGACATCAAGGGCACCAGCCGCCGCGCGGACGAGATCTTGCGCACGCGCAAGAGCCTGCCTGTTGAAGGTCGTGAGGCTGGTCAGGCGGCCACCGAGAAGCGCCGTGCGGCGTCGAAGGCGGCCATCTGATGACGCCGGTCCAGACCAAGATCGCGCGCCGCCGCGAGCACCTGATCCTGGCCGAGGGCCTGGCCATCGAGATCGCCATGGATCTGGGCGCGCGTGAGGAGGCCCAGCGCCACCGCATCGAGATGGAAGCCCTGATCGCCGCGCGCGATGCCGCCATCCAGCTGGCCGAGGAGGAGGGCGAGAGCTACTTCGCCGTGGCCGGCTCGGTGTCGCGCATGCAGGCCGAGGCAAGGAGCGCAGTCTGTGGCTAGTGATGCACGCATCTCGGCAGAGCTGCCGGGACATCCCAAGACGAAGAAGCTGATCCGCCGGGCGGGCCCCGCCGCGGGCTGGTTCCTCGTTCGTCTGTTCCTGTGGGCCTCAGTGAACCGCAGCGACGGCGACCTGTCTGGCATGAGCGACGAGGACATCGAGCTCGCCATCGACTGGGTGGGCGACGAGGGCGCATTCGTGCAGGCCTTGTCCTCAGTCGGCTTCGTCGACGGCGAAGAGAACGAGCGAACGATCCACGATTGGCAAGAGCACAACCCTTGGGCTGCGGGCGCGGAACTCCGCTCGGTGAAGGCCCGATGGAATGCTGCTAAGCGCCACCACGGGGCTGCTGAAGCTGATCGACTGGTACCCGAGTACGCTGCTATCAGGATTGCTAGCAGCATCACACCTAGCAATGCAGACAGCAATGCTAGTAGCACAACGGTCGATGCTGACAGCAATGCTCCGTCTCCGTCTCCGTCTCCGTCTCCGTCTCCGTCTCCGTCTCCGTCTTCTCCTTCACTTCGTTCAGGAGTAGCCCAGGCGGACAAGCCGCCTCGGGCCCCTCGTCCGAAAAAGGTCGAGAAGACCTTCGCCGAGTACATCGCTGACTGCAAAACCGCCGGGATCATGGCGGTGCCTGCCGACCACCCGATTCGGGGCTACTGCCAAGACGCCGGCATCACCGACGAGATGCGTCAAATCGCATGGCTCGTGTTCCGTGATCGGCACATGACGGCCGAGAAGGCGAAGCGTCAGAAGGACTGGCCGGCCGCATTCGCGAACAGCGTGAAGGGCCGCTGGTACAAGCTCTGGTTCGTGAACGCCGAGGGCGCGGCCGAGTGGACCGCCACCGGGCTGCAGGAGAAGCGCGTGCTCGACGCACGCCACGCTGCGAATCAAGTCCGGCAGGGAGGTGAACATGCACCCGCGTGACCTCGAGCAGGACGCGATCCCTTGGTCGGCAGAAGCCGAGAACGGCGTGCTGGGCGCGCTGCTCATGGACAACGGCCACTGGGACGTCGTCGGCGACCTCCTGCTCGAGGAGCAGTTCTTCGACACCCGCAACGCCAGGATCTTCGCCGCGCTGGGATCGCTCATCAGCGCCTGCAAGCCGGCGGACGTGATCACGGTCTGGGACAGCCTGAAGGTCACCGGCCAGGCCGAGGGCATCGACCTCACGCTGCTGCACGACATGGCGCAGTTCGTCGCTGGCGCGGCCACGGTGCGGCGCTACGCCGAGATCGTCGTGGAGCGCGCGCTGCTGCGCTCGCTGCTCAAGGCCGCAGAGGAGGTCCACGAGATCGCGACCACCTCCGGCCTGCCTGTTGTCGACCGGCTGGAAAAGGCCCAGGACAAGCTGCAGGCGCTGCAGGTGCGCCGCGGCCGGGCGGAGCCGGTGGTGGTGGGCGACATGGCTGCGCGCATGGTCGACCGAATCAACGACCTGAACGTGGGGAACATCAAGCCGGGCATTCCGACCGGTATCCCCGCGATCGACCTGCGCTTGAGCGGCGGCCTGCGCGGCGGAAAGCAGATGGTGCTGGCCGCGCGCCCGTCGATCGGCAAGTCGTCGCTGGCGTTGCAGATCGCGATCAACCTGGCTCGCGCCGGCCACGGCGCCGCGTTCCTGTCGCAGGAGATGCCGAACGAGGAGCAGATGGAGCGTGCGACGGCCAACCTGGGCGAGATCCTGCTGGACAACGTGATGACCGGCCGCCTGCGCGACGACGAGTGGGGCCGGCTGACCGATGCCGTCGAAGAGATGCGCGATCTGCCGCTCTTCTTCGACGACCAGCCCGCGCTCACGCTCTCCGACATCTGTGCGAAGACACGGGCCCTGGTGCGCCAGCGCGACATCAAGCTGCTGGTGCTCGACTACATCCAGCTGTGCGGCACGAGCGGCAAGACCCAGCACGACAAGCGGCACCACGCGATCGAAGAGATCAGCCGCGGCCTGAAGACGCTGGCGAAGCAGCTCGACATCACGATCCTGACGCTCAGCCAGCTCAGCCGCGGCGTCGAGACGCGCTCGGGCGGCAAGCCGGTGCTGAGCGACCTAAAGGAATCCGGCGCCATCGAGGAAGACGCCGACGTCGTGATCCTGCTGAGCATCGACGACATCCCTGGCCACGGCCCGAAGGTGATCGAGGCCGACTTCGCCAAGAACCGCCAGGGGCGGGTCGGCAGCGTCGCGCTCGCCTTCGAGGGCGGCTATCAGCGCTGGCGCCAGAGCAGCGCGCCGCTTGGCCAGAAGAAGGCCGGTTTCCGCAACTACACGGAAGAAGCATGAACAACTGGAATGCCCTGCGCGAGCACTACGCGCGCTTCACACCCGAGATCCTGGCCGAGGCTCGCAACGAGTGGGCGATCGACGCTTACGCGTGGGACGACGGCGATCCAAAGATGATGCACATGACGCCGATCGAGGCGTGGCTGTGGGCCGACATCCGCGACGCGAACGCAATCTTCTATCCCCAATATCCGGTGGGCCGCGTCTTCGTCGACTTTGCCAACCCGAAGGCCAAGGTCGCCATCGAGTGCGACGGCGCCGCCTTCCACTTGGACAAGGCCAAGGACGCCGCGCGCGACGCGAAGCTGGCCGAGATGGGCTGGCGCGTCTACCGCGCGCCGGGCTGGCTCTGCGCCACCGAGTACGACCGCGACACCGGCACGCCAAGCAAGGCCGGACAGTTCGTGCGCGAGATCGTCGAGCGCCATCGGCTCGCGCGCGTGGGCACTGACGAATGGGTGCCGATCGGCGTCTCTGCCGACGCGGCATACCGGAAGATGTGCGAGGCCCGAGCATGATCAGCATCGGCATCGACCCCGGAATGACCGGCGCCGTCGCATTCATCGATACCGCTACCGGCAAGGCCAGCGTCTTCGATCTCCCGATCAGCCCCGTCGAGCGGCGCATCTGCGGCCTGCAGCTGGCCAGGCTTCTCCGCGAGCATGCGCCGGTGTCAATCGGCGGCCGCGTCTACCTCGAGGAGCTCCACGCGCGCGCTGGCGGCGGCGGCATGCAGCAGATGGGGTCGATGATGAAGACCGTCGGGATCATCCTCGGCTCCATCGACTGCACCCGCCTGCCGGTGACACAGGTGACGCCGCAGCGCTGGAAAAAGTTCTTCGGCCTGATCGACAAGCCGTCGCTGGGCGTCGTGAAGAAGACCGACGCGCAGCGCAAAGCCGCATCCCTCACGAAGGCGCGTGAGCTGTTCCCTGCGCTGCAGGGCGACCTGAAACGAGCCAAGGACGACGGGCGCGCTGAGGCCCTGCTGATCGCTCAGTGGGGCTGGAGGAACGCAAAGTGAAGCCCATCCGCTACTACGTCGCCGGCCCGATGACCGGCCTGGCCGAGCTCAACTTCCCCGCGTTCCACGCCGAGGCCGCGCGCCTCCGGGCACAGGGCTTCGAAGTGGAGAACCCCGCCGAGATCAACCCCGATCCGACCGCCGGCTGGCAGGAGTGCATGCGCGCCGACATCGCGCGCCTCGTGACCTGCGATGCAGTGCTGCTGCTGCCGGGCTGGCGCCAGAGCCGCGGCGCGTCGCTCGAGGCCCACATCGCCAAGGCCCTCGGCCTGGTGCTGGTCGAGGCTGCAACCGGAGTCGCACCGTCGTGAGCCTCATCCTCAAGCCCATCGGCCGCGGCAAGTGGCGGCCCATGTCGATCGAGATCGACGAGCGCCGCGTGCCGCCGCTCTTCGTCACCGTCGGCCAGCGCATCACGATCGGCGGCGTGGTGTTCCGCGTGCATGAGGTGCGGCCGTGAAGACCGTGACCATCACCAGCCCTGACCAGTACAAGGCCGTCGTGCGGTCCTGGTATGCGAGCGACGTGCAGGAAGACCTGCAGGCCGGTCACTCCATCGAGCTGACCCTCAAGCGCCGGAAGGACACCAAGAGCCGGCTGCAGGAGGAGAAGTACCACGCGATGCTGAACGACATCGCCGCCCAGTGCCGCCTGTTTGGCAAGCAGCTGCCGGCCATTTCCTGGAAGCGCGTGCTGGTCGATGCCTTCAAGTACGAGACCAAGGACGACCCCCAGTTCCGCGACAGCTGGTCCCGCTTCGGCGACATCGAGCTCGTGCCCGCGCTGAACCACCCTGGCTTTGTGATGGTCGGCGAGCAGACCCGCAACTTCAACACCCGCCTGGCGGCCGGCTTCATCGAGTGGCTGCAGGCCTACGGCGCCGAGAACGGCGTTCGCTGGACACCATCCCGCGCCGAGCGCGCGCAGTACGAGGCGATGCAGAGATGAACCTCCCGCCCATCCACCCCGATGACACCACCGTCACCGCGCTGCCAGTGACGGCGCGCCCTGCGCTGACCGACGCGCCGATGCTGCAGGCAGTGCCGTACAGCCATTGCCGGCACAGCTTCACTTCCTTCACCGTCGACGCGGACGCGGGAAAGTGCTTCTGCAAGGCCTGTGGCGAAGAGGTCTCACCGATGTTTGTGCTCGAGCGGCTGATGAGGCAGGAGAGCCAGTGGATGCGCACGCGCGCCGCCTACCAAGACGAGATGCAGCGGCTGTCGGAGCGCTCCAAGACCAAGTGCCGCAAGTGTGGCGAGATGACGGAGATCAGCCGCAAATGAAACGCACCGGCTTCAAGCGCCCCGAGTATGCAAAGGGCCCCCGACTTGCACCGAATCGCAAACCCTGGCCCACGCGAGCACCAGCAGAGATCGAGGCTGCATGCGGGTTGCCGGCGGATTCGACCACCGGCGAGCACCGGCCCGCGCCCGCCGTGCGCCGCGGCACCTACGCCCATGCGGATATGGGAATTCCCATGTCGCTGCCGAAGCCCGAGGCCCACCGCAACCCGTACCTCCTCGCCATGGCCCGCGGCAAGCCCTGCCTCTTCCGCCTGCCGGGCATCTGCAACTTCGACCCGGCCACCACCGTGGCCTGCCACAGCAACCTCGGCGCCCACGGCAAGGCCGGCGCGCGCAAGGCTGATGACGAGTACTCGGCCTGGGGCTGCTTCAACTGCCACCGCTGGCTCGACCAGGGGAGCGCCGACGGCACACGGAAGCAGCTGGCCTTCATGTCCGCCCACCTGGCCCAGGTCTGCGAGTGGCGCGCCATCGCCGGCAGCGCGGCAGCTGACCCCAAGGACCGTACGGCCGCGCAGTGGGCCCTCGATCACCTCAACGCCTCACCGCTCGGAGAACTCCCATGAGCACCGCTCTCACCGAGAAGCAGGCCTCGGTACTGGCGTACATGCGCGAGTTCCAGGCCTCCAACGACAACATGCCGACCGACCGCACGATCGCCACGCACTTCGGCTGGGCCAGCGTGAACAGCGCTTTCGAACAGCTGCGCGCGCTCGAGCGGAAGGGCTGCATCGAGCGCAACGCCCAGGGCGGATGGCGCTTCACGCGCGCTGCCGCGGAGGCGACCACGTGAAGCGTCGCCAGCCCCGCACCCTGAGCCTGATCGAGCGCGCCTTGATCGAGCAGGCCTGGCACCAGACCGCGCTGACCGCCCAGATCCACGCCCTCTACGGCGACAACAGCGACGGCATGGTGAACGCCGCCGGCCGCGTCCTGTACGTGGTGCTGGGCGCGGCCATCGCAGACGGCTTTGCCTACGACCACCCCGAGATCCGGATCATCCGCGGCGCCGTCAACGCCGTGCACGACCAGGCAGGTGAGGCCGAGATCCCGGCCACGCGCCGCGCCTCGATCGTCTCCGGCCTTGAAGCCGTCGAGCGCCTCATGCCAGACCTGGCCCGCCGCAGCCTGATCACCGCCGCCTGCGATCTCACGCTGAAGATGAAGCAGCAGCACATCCACTACAGCGACTTCCAGGCCCTCATCCCCAGCCCGCAGAAGGAGAGCGAATGCACATGAACGAAGCCGACCAGATCCTCGACGACATCCTCGCGCGCTGGCACCACTGGATGTCCGGCGCGCCGATCAATGGCGTCGACCGCCTTGACGACCCGGCCTTCCGCGAAGCGCGCTCGCGAAGCGGCTGGGACTCGTCCGACGACATCTACGACCGCGAGGTCGAGCAGCAGAAGATGAAGGCGGTGGACTTCCAGGTCGGCGGCGACAGCCGGGCCCAGGGCGGAATGGACGAGCCCCACCGGTCGGCCATCTACATCCTGGCGCGCAACGCGTGCACGGGCGCGAAGGTGTGGAACAGCCCGCGCCTGCCGGCCGACCCGCTCGAGCTCGGCATCGTGATCCAGGAGGCCCGGAACATCCTGACTCGCCGGCTCATGGCGGCAGGCGTGCTGTAGCGCTGCGCGCAAGAATCTGCTACATTTCCGGCCGTGGGGGATAGGTGCCTCCAAAAACAGCCGCCCGACAGCAATGTTCGGCGGCTTTTTCGTTTCACGCAGGGAAAGCTTCTCGGAACTTTTTCTGCGCGGCGCGAAGCTGGTTCTCCGGGGCCCACAGGCTGCGGCCATACGTGTCACGCAGGCCGACGCGATGGAAGTCGCCGCTGAGAAAGCAGTTCTTGTCGAAGGGCAGGAGAAAAGAGGCGCTGTCGCCAACTTCCAGCTTGCATGGAATGCGGTGGCTCAAGGGATTGTTTGAATCGTCGGCGATGAAAGCGTGCTTCCACCTTTTCCGTAGCACTCGCCAGTACCAGCGCCCCGTCTGCGCGTTGATCGACTGCACCCGTATCGGCCCTGGGCCCATGTTGGCGATGTTGATCGAGATGTACGTCGGCCACGATTCAGGCGGCTCCCCATTCCCAGCGATGAGGTTCACGACGGACACGGACACCAGCGCCCGCGCCCGGAACACCAGATCCCGGTAGATGTTCCACCCGAGCGAAACGGAGGCGATGGCTGCGGAAGCCACGCTGATGACGAGCGCAATGTTTTCGGTAGCCATGTCCCCTCCAGGATTTGGCCCAGTCTAGATGCACTGCAGGGTTGACCATGGCGCGCAGCCCTGCGCAAACAGTTTCGGCGACAGCCGGCGGTGATCACTCGCAGTGCAAGGTCAGGCACCAGCTCCGACGGGCCGGCGCGCAGTTCGGTGATCCACCGCACGCGCCGGCAGTCCTTGGGGCGCCGAGCACAGGGCTAGGGTTAGCCCAACGACTAGAACGGCCCGCCGCCGCCTGATGAAGGTCCGCACGCACGCCACTCGATGGCGAGCGGCCGGGCTGGAGGGCTTCCGAATTCAATCTCCGAGCGCTTTCGTCGGCAAGCAGCCTTCCCACTTCGCTGCCGTCTGCCGATTGCTCAACCCGCAGCGCCTACCCGTCGGGTCAACGGTGCGCCCCCGACCGCCGCCGGCTATATGCCCTTCTCCCAGGGACGCCGGCGGCGTGCCGGCCCCCTCCAAGGATTCACCATGGGACGTCCCTCCAAGCTCACCGACAAGCAGTGGGAGCAGATCGGCCGGCGCCTCGTCGCAGGTGAAAAGGCCTCGGCCCTCGCCAAAGAGTTCAAGGTCAGCCGCGCGACCATTTCCGAACGCTTTTCCGAATCCGTCGGAAAGGTGAAAACCGTTGCGAATCAACTACTTGCCGCCGAGGACTCTCTCAAGTCTCTGACGCTTTCCGAACAGGCGTCGGCAATCACGCTCGCAGACCGACTGCGCAACATCTCCACGCACGTCGCCGGCGCCGCAGAACTGGCCGCAGCCAGCGCGCACCGCCTGCATGGCATCGCACACGACCAGGTGCAGAAGATCGACGACGCCGAGCCGGAGAAGTCGCTGGCGGCCCTGCAGCGCTTTGGCGCGCTGACCAAGCTGGGCAACGACGCGCTGTTCGGCCCGCTGAGCCTGCTGAACGCGAACAAAGACTCGGTGAAGCTGGTGAACCAGGCAACGCCGGTCACGCCTGTGCGCATCGTGGTGCAGGTCGAAGATGCAAGTCTCCCCGAAGCTCAATAGGCCGCAGGCCCGTTTCCTCGCGCTGCCCCACAAGTACCGGGCCTTCGTCGCAGGGTTCGGCAGTGGCAAGACCCGGGCGGGCAGCGCCGCGCTGTGCAGCCACGCATGGGAGTGGCCCAAGGTCGACAGCGGCTACTTCGCACCGACCTACGCACAGATCCGGGACATCTTCTATCCGGCCATTGAGGAGTCGGCATTCGACTGGGGCCTGACGGCAGACATCCACGAGAGCAACAAGGAGGTCCACCTCTACTCGAACGGCAACTTCCGCGGCACGATCCTGTGCCGGTCGATGGAGAAGCCGGGCGACATCGTGGGCTTCAAGATCGGCCATGCGGTCATCGACGAGCTGGACGTGATGAAGGCGGTGAAGGCCGAGACGGCCTGGCGCAAGATCATCGCGCGCATGCGCTACAGCGTGGACGGCCTGAAGAACGGCGTCGACGTGACGACCACGCCCGAGGGCTTCAAGTTCGTCTACCAGCAGTTCGTGAAGGCTGTGCGCGACAAGCCGCACCTGGCCGGGCTGTACGGCCTCGTGCACGCCAGCACCTACGAGAACGCGAAGAACCTGCCGGCCGACTACATCTCGTCGCTGCTGGCCAGCTACCCGCCGCAGCTCATCCAGGCGTACATCCGCGGGCTGTTCACCAACCTGACCAGCGGCAGCGTGTACCCGAACTTCGACCGGGTGCTGAACCACACGGGTGAGACCATCCGGCCGAGCGAGCCGCTGCACGTCGGGCTCGACTTCAACGTGCTGAACATGACGGCGACGGTCAGCGTGATCCGCGATGACCTGCCGCTGACGCTCGAGGAGCTCACCAAGGTGCGAGACACCCCGACTATGGCGCGAATGCTGAAGGAGCGCTTCAAGGACAAGGGCCACGCGGTCACGATCTACCCTGACGCCAGCGGCGGCAACACCAGCAGCAAGAACGCCAGCGAGTCCGACCTGAGCATCCTCAAGCAAGCGGGCTTCACGATCAGCGTGAACCCTGCGAACCCGGCCGTGAAGGACCGTGTGAACGCGGTAGACGCGATGGCGCTGAACGCTGATGGCGTGCGCCGCTGGAAGGTCAACACCGACGCCTGCCCGGCGCTGACCGAGGCGCAGGAGCAGCAGGCCTGGGGCACGAATGGCGAGCCGGACAAGAGCACCGGCCACGACCACCCGAATGATGCGATCGGCTACTTCCTGGTGAAGCGGTTCCCGATCGTCAAGCGCACGGCCGTCGTCACGCCACTTCGCATGTAAGGACGCCGCATGGCCCTCAAAGTACAAGATCAATCCTCCGAGGTCGTCGCGATGGCGGCGAACTGGCCCGTCGCGGAGGCGCTGCTGGGCGGCACCGTGGCGATGCGCGCCGCCGGCGCCACCTACCTGCCCAAGTGGCCGAACGAGGAGCCCGCCAGCTACAACATCCGCCTGAGCGTCGCCACGCTGTTCCCGGCGTTCGGCCGCACCATCGGCGTCATGAGCGGCAAGCCGTTCTCCAAGCAGCTCACGCTGGCCGAGGACGTGCCGGCGAAGATCAAGGAGTGGTGCGACGACGCCGACCAGCAGGGCAACAGCCTGCACTCGTTCGCCGCGGGCGTCATGACCGAGGCCCTGGGCTTCGGCATCTGCGGCGTGTTGGTGGACTACCCGAAGGTCGGGGAAGACGTGAAGACGCTGCAGCAGGAGCGCGCGCTCGGTGTTCGGCCGTACTTGGTCTTCATCCGTCACGGCCAGATCCTGGGCTGGAAGTCGGAGCGGGCCGACGGCGCCACGCGCCTGACCCAGCTGCGCATCGCCGAGACGAAGGAAGTGCCCGACGGCGAGTTCGGCGTGAAGCATGAGCCCCGCGTGCGTGTGCTCGAGCGCGGCACCTGGAAAGTCTACATGCCGGCCGTGAAGGCCGAAGACGAATGGACCCTCGAAGAAGGGGGCACCAACACCCTGACCGAGATCCCCTTCGTCCCGTTCTACGGCAAGAAGCTGGCCTTCATGCAGGGCATCAGCCCACTGCTCGACCTGGCCCACCTGAACGTCAAGCACTGGCAGAGCCAGAGCGACCAGGACACGATATTGCACGTGGCGCGCGTGCCGATCCTGGCCATCATCGGCGCAGATGACGACTCGACGCTGACCGTCGGCGCGTCGACCGCAGTGAAGATCCCGCTGAACGGCGACATGAAGTTCGTCGAGCACACGGGCGCCGCCATCGATGCCGGCCAGACCTCGCTCGAGAAGCTCGAGGACCAGATGGTGCAGACCGGCGCTGAGCTGCTGGTCGTGAAGCCGGGCGAGCAGAAGTCGGCCACGCAGGCCAACAACGACGCCGAGGGCAACAAGAGCGACCTGCAGCGCATCACAGAGTCGTTCGAAGACGGGCTCGACCAGGTGCTGCAGTACATGGCCGACTGGGTCAGGGTCGCGCAGGGTGGCCACGCCAGCCTGTTCAAGGACTTCGGCGCCGGCAGCCTGAGCGATGCCAGCGCGCAGCTGGTCCTGTCCATGCAGCAGTCCGGCCTGATCACCAAGGAGACGGCGATCCGCGAGCAGCAGCGCCGCGGCATGCTGGCGGCCGACATCGACCCCGAGACCGAGCTGGCCGCGGTGGAAGAGGAGGGACCGGCGCTCGGCACGCTGACCGACGACCCGAACATCGACCCTCTGACGGGCCTGCCGAAGAAGAAGCCTGGAGAACCTGATCCGGTGGTCGCCTGATGGCCAAGACCGTCAACGAGAAGCTGCTCGACGCCGAGGTCGACCACGCCGTCAGCCTGCAGCAGTACAGCACCGGCGTTGTGCGCCGCATCATCGCCATCCTCAACCGCACCGATGCGCAGCTGGCCGCGGCGCTGAGCCAGGCGCTCGAGCAGGTCGAGCCGTCGACCTTCACCCTGGATCGCCTAGAAGTGCTGCTTGGCTCCGTCCGCGCGCTGAACCTGGAGGCCTACAACGCGATCGGGCGAGCCATCCCGGACGAGATGCGGCGCCTGGCCGAGTACGAGGCGGTCTACCAGCGTGACCTGTTCACGGCGACGATCCCGACCGGCGTGCAGGCGCATGTGCCCGTCCGCGCGATCAGCGTGCAGCAGGCCTATGCCGCGGCGCTGAGCCGGCCTTTCCAGGGCCGCCTGCTGCAGTCCTGGGCCGCGGCCATCGAGCCCACGCGCATGGCGCAGATCAGGAACACCGTGCGCGACGGTTTCCTGCAGGGCAAGACGAACAGCCAGATCGTGCAGGCAGTGCGCGGCACCCGGGCGAAGGGCTACAGCGACGGCATCGTGAACCGCGGCCGCGTCGAGGTAGAGGCTGTCGTCCGCACGGCGGTGAGCCACACGGCGGCGATGGCCCGCGACGAGTTCTACAACGCCAACGAGCAGCTGATCGCCTCGCTGTCGTGGGTGTCAACGCTGGACCTGCGCACCTCGGAGATGTGCCGGATCCGCGACGGCAAGCAGTACACGGTCGACCACAAGCCGGTCGGCCACTCGATTCCCTGGCTGCAGGGCCCGGGCCGGCTGCACTGGCGGTGCCGCTCGAGCAGCGCGCCGAAGACCAAGAGCTTCCGCGAGCTCGGCATCGACATCGACGAACTGGCGCCAGCCGAGCGCGCGAGCATGGACGGCCAGGTGGCCGCGGAGATGAGCTACGGCGACTGGCTGCAGAAGCAGTCGGCGGCCCGGCAGGATGAGGTCGTTGGCCCGACGCGCGGGAAGCTGATGCGGGAGGGCCAGCTGCCCTTCGACAGCTTCTACACGTCGCGCGGCGAGTGGATCGACCTGGATGTGCTGCGCGCGCGTGATGCGGCGGCATTCAAGAGGGCAGGGCTATGAAATACGGCAATGGGAACGTCGAGCGGTCAACGCTGGTCTATGACGTTGATCGCGTCGAGCGACTCAACAAGGTGCTGTCGATCGACGTGGACGCTGGCATCGTCGAGTGCTGTCACGAGCCGCTGCAGTTGAACCATGACGGCACAGAGGTGGCCAGCTTCCAGCTTCGCTTTCGGTCGATCCACGCGATCTTCGGCGGCTGCCGCAAGCCCACGCTCTTTCACTGCTACGGTCGGCTGGAGGGCCAGACTGCATAGAATCCCGGCGTGCCCCGCCTCAAGCTCGTCCCACCCGCTGAACCCTCTCCCGCCGAGAAGGTGCGCCAGCGCGTCAAGGCGATGCCCCGGCCCGCGAGCCTGATCCAGTGCCCGCGCTGCGGCGGCAGGGAGATGATCGAGACGAAGACCGGTATGCTGTTCTCCGGGGGCAAGGCCTCCGGCGGGACCAAGCAGATCCTCTGCGCGGCCTGCCTGCTCAAAGGCGAAAGGGTGGTCGTGCTGTGAACAGGTTTCAAGACAAGGTCAAGGGGTTGAAGATTGGCCAGTCCGTCGCTCTTCAGGCGCGAGAACTGGGGATGAGCGATCCAGAGTTCCACGGGTTTGCAAGGCAACTCGAAGCCGGAACGATCGACGGCTACATCGGTGAGTATCGCCACGTGGCCGATGGCCTGATAGACCAGATTTCGGTAAGACGCATTTCCTGACTCGGCCACACGGCCTCCCACAACCCGCCCCGGGCAACCGCGGCGGGTTTTCTTTTTCCGAGCCGCTGCGCGTGATGCCCAGCGGCTTTTTCATGCCCGAGACGGGCGCATCAACCCTTCGAGAGGAAGGATCTCCCATGAAGTTCGCCACCAAGTCCTCGACCCGAGGCATGTTCCGCATCGCCCACAACCACCTGGTGGGCTACATGGCCCGCGCCGGACTGCTGCTGACCGCCATTCCCATGACGGTCGACGCGATCGACGCGATCCCTGAAGCCCAGCGTGGCCTCTACAAGGAGTCGAACGGGAAGTTCGTGCTCGACGTGGACGGCTACGAAGACCCGGTCGGGCTGAAGAGCGCCCTCACCAAGGAGCGTGAAGCAGCCAAGAATGCCAGCAAGCAGGTCGCCGCATGGGCCGCCCTGGGCAAGACGCCCGAGGAGATCCAAGCGCTGGTCGAAGCCGCCGCGCAGGCCGAGCAGGACAAGCTCGGCAAGAGCGGCGAGTGGGACAAGCTGAAGCAGCAGATGGCCGATCAGCACAAGGCCGAGCTGGGCAAGAAGGACGAGCGCATCAACGTGCTCACCAAGAGCCTGGAACGCCGGCTGATCGACGCCGACGCAACCGCGGCCATTGCTGCAGCGAAGGGCGTTCCCATGCTCCTCCTGCCGCACGTGCGCGCGTCGGTGAAGGTCATCGAGGACGGTGGCGACTTCAAGGTCCAAGTCGTGGACGCGGCGGGCAACCCCCGTGTCAACGGCAAGGGCGAGTTTCTTTCGATCGCGGATTTGGTCGGCGAGATGCGCCAGTCCGAAGTTTTTGGCCGCGCGTTCGAGGCGTCGGGCACCACGGGAGGTGGTGCATCTGGCGGCCCTGGCGGCGGCAGCAAGGTGATCAAGCAGGCAGCCTTCGATGCGCTGTCGCCCAAGGATCGGGCGGCGCGCATGAAGGATGGCTACTCGGTCGTCGAGTAAGCAGTTCCCCTTCCGCAACCCCCAGGGCCCGCCATGCGCGGGCTTTGTCATTTCTGAAAGCCCAACCATGAAAAAGCTCTTCCTCCCCATCGTCGCCCTGGCTGCGATGGCCCTCGCGTCGGTCGCTTCGGCCGTTGCTGCAGTTCCCGTGCATGCCAAGCATCTGACGGCCGCGTGCGGCGAGAAGATCCACGCGATCCTCTTCGCCCACATGGCCAAGAGCGGCATGGTGCTCGGCGCCAACATCTTCACCGCCCTGCAGCCTGTCCTGTACAGCGCTGCGCAGGAGGTGTCGAACGAGCCCTTCGGCGTGATCGGCGCCATCAACGCGAACTTCGACGACAAGGGCGTGGCGGTGGGTGACACCGTGGCCGTGCCCGTTGCGCCGGTGCGCGCGCCGACCGACTTCGTGCCGGGCGCGACTGCGCCGCAGGGCGACGACGCGACGGCCGTGAACGTGCCGGTGCAGATCACCGCCTCGAAGAAGGTCAGCTGGTTCCTGACCGGCGAGCAGCTGCGCAGCCTGCAGAACGGCGGCAACGACAACGAATGGGTGCGCCAGCTCATCGCCCAGGGCATGCGTTCGCTGCGCAACCTGGCCGAGGTCGCAGCCTGCCAGGCCATCAAGGTGGGTGCCTCGCGCGCCGTCGGCGTCGCCGGCACCAACCCGTTCGTCTCCGACATCAACGTCATCCCCGACGTGCGCAAGGTGCTGTTCGACAACGGCGCGCCCATGGCCGACCTGCAGCTGTGCATCGACTCGACCGCGGGCGTCGCCGCTCGCAAGCTGGGCATCATCCAGCAGGCCTACCAGGCCGGCAGCGATGCCGAGCGCCGTTCGGGTGACCTGCTGCGCCAATTCGGCTTCCAGATCCGCGAGTCGGCAGGCATCACCCAGCACGTGAAGGGCACCGGCGCCAACTACGTGACCAGCGGCTCGACCGCGCAGGGCGTGCAGAACGTCGCGCTGGTGACCGGCACCGGCACCGTGCTGGCTGGCGACGTGGTCACCTTCGCGGCTGACGCGGCGAACAAGTACGTGAACAACGTCGGCATCGCCGCGCCGGGCACGATCACGCTGGGCCGCCCGGGTGCGCGTCAGGTCATCCCGACCGCCAACGCACTGACCGTGGGCAACAGCTACACGCCGAACCTCGCGTTCGAGCGCCAGGCTGTCGTCGGCATCATGCGTCCGCCGATCTTCCCGGACAACGCCACGATCACGAAGACGCTGATCAGCGATGCCATGGGCATGACCTACCTGCTGCTGCAGATCGAGCAGTACGGCCAGACCAGCTGGGAGCTGCACCTCGCCTACGGCTTCAAGGTCGTGCAGGGCGAGCACGTCGCCATCCTGATGGGCTGATCAGGCCCGTTCGCTGCCCGGGCCTACGGGCCTGGGTCGTTCACCCCCTTCCCGAAAGATCATCATGACCAAGACCACCACCCCGGCCGCACAGGCCAAGAAGGACGAGGCCGAAGCCCGCGCGCTGGCCGTGTCGACCAAGCTCGGCAACCCCGTCATCACTGCCGAGGAATCAGCCCGCCTGCAGCTCGAGCACCGCGCCATCGCGCTGCACACGCGCGCCGTCGAACTGAGCGGCCTGGCCCCGACCGAGTTCGACGCCCTGAGCGCCGACGAGAAGGCTGCCTTCGTGGATGCCGCAGCGGACGCGCTGGAAGAAGACAAAGGCCGCCTGCCCAAGCTGGGCGCCACGCCCAAGGCCGACCTGGTGCGCGTCACCAAGGACGGCGACACCCTGGACATCCACCCCGATGCGCTGGTCCAACACCAGCACAACGGCTGGAAGCTCGTCACGACCTGAGCTGGCCTTCGGAAGCGTCACGGGTTGGCGCTTTGCAAGACCTGCACTCCCACTGAAAGATCACAATGCCCACTCTTCGCGCCAATGAAGCTGAAGTCCGCCTTCGCCTCTCCGTGGGAGATGCGCTCACCGTCGTAGCCCCGGCCGGCTCCTCGGCTCGCGTGTTTCACGTGAACGAGACGATCGACTCGACCGTGTCGGGTGCCACGTCCACGTTTGGCCCCTACGGCGCGGTGCGCACCCTGCACCTCCGCTGCACGGCCGGGGCCGTGGACTGGTCGCAACCGAGCCAGTTGCCCGTGAACGCTGCCTCGGTCGTCGTCTCCAGCGCCGCCCCTGTCGACGCCGACGGCCGCCCCGACGGCACGATCTACATCCAGACGGCCTGAGCTATGCCCTCGATCAAGGTCAAGAAGGGCGGCGTCTACACCGACCCGGTGGGCATCTTCGCCAAGAAGGCGGGGGTGTACTCGGCGGTGGCTGGCGTGTCGGCGAAAGTCGGCGGGGCCTATGTCTCAGTCACCGGGCCTGTACAGCTGGCAGCACCGATCGGCTACGACTGGACGCCTCCGGTCATCATCTACAAAAACGGGCTTGTCTACACCACGAGCTACGTGAAGACCGACTTCATGCCAGCGACGACGGCAACGCTGTACGTGGGTCCGATGGGAACGACGGGCATTCCTGGCAGTGATGCGACTGGAGAGGGAACACCAGAGAAGCCCTACCGGTCGATTAAGAAAGGCATTACCGCAGCCGCTGCCCTGCCTGACGCGGGTGTCCGCATCGTCATCGACGGCTCGCTGGGCGGCGTGAATAACATCTACAACCGCAACCTGCACTGGAACGGCACGCTCTGCGACAAGAATCTGGTGATCGTGGCTGTCGGGGGCGACATCGTTTCTTCGACCCGCTACGAAGCTCAGACTTGGGTGGCGCACACGACTCCCGGCGTCTGGAAGACGACCCGCAGTGCCGTGGTGCAAGTGCGCGATGAAACATCGCAGGTCGAACTTACGAGCCCGACCGGCGTGAAGGGCTATGAAGCTATCTTCTACCGCAAGCCTGCAACGCAGGCAGAAATGGAATCGACGCCGGCCACGTGGTTCACGATTGGCAGCGACCAGTACGTGCACACGCACGATGGACGCATGCCTGACGCTTCTCTGCTGCTGCTGGCAGGCGTGAACAACTGCGTCTTCTCGGTCAATAAGCGTTGGTACATCGAAGGCGTGACCTTTGAGGGTGGCGTTGGTGATGCGGTCGGGTCCATCAGCGCTGGTATCGGAGCCGCTGGGTCGGTGATCCTGGAGCGCTGCAACATCCGCTATGCGCAGGGCAATGCAATCGCGGCAACAGGCATCCCGCTTGTTATTCAGCACCTCGGCGAGCGAAAGGGATGTCTCCTAGATATCTCCAACTACCACCTCGGCGGAAATGGGTACGACTGCAACGCCTTGGAAATCGACGTTGTCAGCTTCGACAGCGGTGATACAGATGGCGTCAACAACGACAACATCACGACGGGCCACGAGAACACGCGGTTGATCAGCATCGGGTGCAAAGGTTGGGGCAGCGTCGGCCCTATCGGAGCCCACATCAACACCACGCAGGCATGGCTTCTCGGTTGTGAGCTCGGAGGCAGTCGGTCGACTGCTCCTGGCACGGCGAGCGGCGCTGCCGTTCTCGCGGGGAACACCGCAAAAGTTTGGGCCGAGGATTGTCGGTTCGACGGCGTCATAGCACTTGTGACCACCGAAACCGCACAAATCCGGACCAAGAACTGCACGATCAACGGCACGGTCTCCGGCGACGTGGCGACGTACTGACAGCCAAGCAAATGATTGAATTCAAACAACCAGACGATCTGCCCACAGGCAGTGTTGACGCTGAAGACTTGGTCCGCCGAATACTTGCTGAGTGCAACTTTGCGGCAGCAAATGACATGCGTCTTCCGAGGAACTGGAGCCAGCGCGAAGGCGAAATTGCTGTGCCAGAGTACCTCATCTTGGCTGCGATTGAAGGATGGCGCTTCTCTCTTGAAAAGAAAGCCAACCCATGACCCCCATCCCCAAATCCCCTCCCTTCGATCCTCTGGCAAGGGTGGGGCTGGGGATGGTGGAGGAGAACACCTGATGGCACTGATCATTCCTCCTGCTGCCGGCGCAACGTCGCTGTGCTCGGTTGCTGCTGCCGATGCGTACCACCTGGCGCGCGGCAATGCGGCCTGGGCCCTGCTCGACAACACGGCCAAGGAAGCCGCGCTGATCCGCGCGACCGACTACCTCGGCGGCACCTACGGCCAGCGCTGGAAGGGCTACCGTGTGTCGGCGGAGCAGACGCTCGACTGGCCGCGCTACGACGTGGCGGTCAACGGCTACCTGGTGGACAGCAGCGTCGTGCCGGCCGCAGTGGCGAATGCCTGCGCTGAGCTGGCCTTGCGCGCGGCTACCGGTCCTCTGACGATCGACGTGGGACGGCTGAAGTCGCGCGTGAAGGTCGGCCCGATCGAGACCGAATACGTCGCCGGCAGCGGGGCGCAGACGCGCTACACCGCCGTCGAGAACCTGCTGGCCGGCTACCTGAGCGGCGGGACTTCGATGATCGCGGTGGTGCGCGCATGAGCGAGTTCTACGACGAGATCGCGGCTACCGCCGACGAGATCCTGGCCGAGTTCGGTGCGACCAGCGTCCTGACGCGCACCGTGCCGGGCGTCTACGACTCGGCCACCGGCACCACGACGGACGTCTCCACGGACTTCCCCTGCACGATGGCCTCCTTCCCCATCGAGGACAAGTGGATCGACGGCACCCGGGTGCTGGCCGGCGACGAGGAGGCCTACCTGTCCGTGATCGGCCTGGGCGATCCGCTGCCGGGCGACAAGATCGTCTGGCGCGGCGCGACGTACAGCGTCGTGAACGCCAAGGTGCTGGCACCGTCCGGCCAGGCCGTGCTCTACACCCTCCAGCTGCGCCGGTAGCCATGGGCACGTTCTCGCTCCAGCTCGCCGAGTTCGCCAAGAAGGCGGGCGACAACGCCAGCCTGGTGGTTCAGAAGGTGGCCTTGGACATCTTCGGTAGGGTCGTCATGCGGACGCCCGTTGACTCTGGCAGAGCGAGAGGCAATTGGCAGTTGACGGTCGGGCAAGCGGCCAGCGGCGAGGTTGCGCGCGACGACAAGGCCAGTTATGGAAGCCCGCCGAGCAGCTCATTGCAGTCAAGTGCGGCGGGCGCGCTCGCCTCGTTTCAGCTGGGCCCTAGCATCTTCATCGTCAACAACTTGCCCTACATCAACCGGCTGGAGTACGACGGCTACTCCAAGCAAGCCCCCGCCGGAATGGTCAGGGTTTCAGTAGTTGAGTTCCAAGGACTGGTGGCGAAGGCGCTTGCTGAGCTGCCACAGTGAGGTGCCCCCAGATCTCTCCACGCTTGATCTTCGAGATCGTGGACTGCCCCACATCGAACATGACTGCGAGCGCCGACTGAGGGGCGCCGCCGATCAGCATCAGTTGAACCTCCAAGATGTCTTCTGCCGTCAGCTTGGAGGTGCCGATATCAGAACCCCGAACACGACGGCCCGATCGGTGTTTGTGATCTTCGTTCTCTTGATGGGTCGACCATTCAAGGTTGGCCGCGCGGTTGTCTTGTCGATCGTGGTTCTCGTGACTGACCTCAAGGCACCCGTCGCGCGGATCGCAAAAAGCCTCCGCGACAAGACGGTGCACGTATGCACGAGTGACCTGGTTGTCAGCCGACAAGGACACGCCAAGGTAATCGCCCATTCGAAAAGGCCTCAGTACCCGGCCGCGTCTGAAAGCGATTCCGCCGCCTCGGATGCGCAGTGACCGGCCGACTGACCGCACAGCGCCAAGGTTGCTGACCTCGTAGTGAGTTTCGAAGCCGAGAACGGGCTTCCAGATTTCTTCCATTGCACTCTCCATCAAAGAGTTGGTCATCACTGAAGTGGTGTACGGCAGGGTCGTGATGAGCAACCTTTTCCCCCGCTAAAGGTAGCCGTACGTGAGCATCATATATGTCTGAAAAACTGATCCGAACGCTGTTCGACGGCCGCCTGAGCGCCTGGGCCGCCGCGCGCGTGCCGCCGCTGCCCGTGGCCTGGGAGAACGTCCCGTTCACACCGCCTGCCGCCGGCGCCCCGTACCTGCGCGCCTACCTGCTGCGCGGCGAGGCCACCAGCCGAGATCTGGCTGGCGACAACCGCAACCGCGTCGGCGTCTACCAGGTCAGCATCAGCTGCGCGCCCACCGGCGGGCCCGGCGCCGCGGAGAACATCGCCGCCGAGCTCGACGCGCTCTTCCCCATGAACCTCCGGCTGACCAGCGGCACCTTCGCTGTGCAGCAGATGTCGCCGCTGCGCACGCGGCCGCCGCTCGTCGACGCCGACCGCTACACGGTGCCCGTGGACTTCCAGTACCGCTCGGACACCTACCCGACCTGATTTCTCTCCCGCCCTTTCGGGCTCCCTGCAACCTCGGCCGCCATTGAGCGGCCTTTTTTTCGTCCAAAGAAAGGGCCACATCATGGCAAGCTACTTCCCCAATAAAACGATCCTCTCGATCAGCTCCGGCTTCGAGGCGGCCAAGGTCGCTTCGGCGATCACCAACGCCAACCCGGGCGTCGCCTCCTCGGCCGCGCACGGCTACGCCAACGGCGACCTGCTGCTGGCCGGCTCGGGGTGGACCGAGCTGAACGACCGGCCGATCCGTGCCGCGAACATCGCCACGGGCGCATTCGACCTCGAAGGCTTCGACACCACGAACACCACGCGCTTCCCGGCTGGCGGCGGCGTCGGCTCGACTTTCCGCAAGGCCACCTCGTTCGTGCCGTTCTCGCAGGTCACCGACGTGCAGACCAGCGGCGGCGAACAGCAGTACTTCCAATGGGTCTACCTGGAAGACGGCCTGCAGCGCCAGAAGCCGACCTTCAAGAACGCGCGCTCGATGACCGTGCTGCTGGACTACGACAACGCGCTGGCCTGGTACAACACCCTGCTGGGTCACGACCTGTCGGGCGACACGCAGATCCTGCGGGCCGCGCTGCCCAACGGCAAGCTCTTCTACTGGTCGGTGGTGGTCGGCTTCGACGGCGAGCCGAACTTCAACATCAACACCAACATGCAGGTCACCGCGCAGCTCGCGCTGGTCAACCCGCGTTCGACGAAGTACTGAGCCCATGTTCAAGCTCGTACCCAACCCCACGTTCGTCGCCGACGTCGAGATCCCCGTCGCCGGGGGCACCGCAGAGGTCGTCAAGCTGACCTTCAAGCACCGCAGCAAGGACGAGCTGATCGCCTGGCGCGAGAAGCTGGCCGGCCGCAAGGACCTCGACCTGTTCCTGGAGATGGTCGACGGCTGGAGCATCACCGAGGACTTCACGAAGGCCAACGTCGAGCTCCTGCTGCAGAACTACCAAGGCGTCGCCTGGAACGCCTATGCGGTCTACGTCGAGGAACTGACGAAGCACCGCGAAAAAAACTCCTAGAGGCTGCGTGGCGGCTGTTCGATCCACCGGATTGGGCAGGCCGCGCAGCCCTCGGGTTTGAGCCTGAGGACTTCGGCGACGAGCGCTTCGAGGTCTGGCCAGACAACTGGCAGGCCTTGACGGTGTTCTCCGCCATGCGTTCTCAGTGGCGCGCCGGCATGGGCGGCTTTTACGGCCTGGACCTCAACGTCCTGCCCGAAATGTGGCTTCGGCTCAAGGTGCCCGAAGCCGATCGCGACGAGGTGTTCGAGTCCCTTCTCCAGATGGAGGGCTCGGCGCTCGCATTCATGCACAAGAAGAAGGCCGGCCCATGACTGATTTCGCATCGCTCGGCATTCGCATCGACAGCAGCCAGGCCAAGGCAGCACAGACCGAGCTCGAGAAGCTCGTCGTCGTCGGTGAGAAGGCCGAGAAGGCAATCGACGACCTCGGCGCCGCCGGCAAGCGAGGCGGCACCGGCATCAACGAGACCGGCAAGGCTACGACCGAAGCCGGGCGCTCGATCGACCAATTCGTCAACAAGGTCGAGAAAGCCAACAAGGCGACCACCGAGGGCGCCAAGACCACCAAGGTCTACGGCCCCGCGCTGGTGGAGACGAGTAAGGCACAGGAGAAGGTCGCCGCGTCTGCTGAGCAGATGGCCAAGGCCTACGAACTGGGCACGCAGATCGGCGATAAGCTGCGCTCCGGCTTCATCTCCACGGCTAAGGCGGCCCTGCAGCTCGGCGCGGCGCTGACTGCGGCGGGCGTGGGCGGCGCGGTGCTCTTCAACAAGGTCGCGGACAGCATCGCCAAGTACCAGGACCTGGCCGACAAGACGGGCGAGACCGCGGCGAACATCGCCTCGCTGCAGACCGCTGCTGATCTGTCGGGCACTTCGCTCGACACGGTGGCCAGCGCGTCGGTTCGCCTCACGTCCGCTCTCGCAAAGACCGACGACGAATCCAAGCTGGTCGCCAAGGGCATCAAGGCCCTGGGCCTCAACTTCGACGAGTTCAAGAAGCTCGCGCCGGCGCAGCAGCTGGACGCCGTGGCGAAGTCGATGTCGGAGTTCGCCAATGGCAGCGAGAAGACCGCGGCCGCCGTGGCCATCTTCGGCAAGTCGGGCGCGGAGCTGATTCCTTTTCTGAACGACCTGGCCGATGGCGGCGAGCGCCAGCTCCGGCTGACCGACGAGCAGATCAAGGCGGCCGACGACTACACCAAGGCTCAGGCCCGCCTCAAGTCCGAGATCTCGCAGCTCGCCCAGGTCATCGTCGCCGAGTCGATTCCTGCCGTCACCGACTTCACCGGCGCCCTGAAGGACGGCATCACGTCGACGCTGGGCCTGGGCGATGCCGCGAAGGACCTGAAGGGCAATGGAGCCATCGCTTCCTTCGCGGAGGAGGGTGTCCGCTTCCTGGCCAACCTGTTGGACATGGCGGACAAGGTGGTCTTCGCCTTCCAGTACGTCGGCAAGTCCATCGGGGCGACGGCGGCCATCGCTGCGTCGGCCGCGCGCGGAGAGTTCGCCGCCATCAGCGGGATCATCGACGCAGCGCGTGAAGACGGCGAGCGGCTGCTCAATCGTCCGAACTTTGCCGAGGCGCTCGACAAGCGCGCCGCGCAGCGCCAGGCCGACGCCGCTCGGAAGCGCGAGGAGGAGCGTGGATTCAGCCCCGGCCTGCCGCGCATCGACGTCTCCGGCCTGAACACCGACAAGTCGAAGACGGACAAGAGCGCCTCTCAGATCGCCAAGGCCCAGCTCGCCTACGACCTGGAGGACATCCGCAAGGCCCAGGACGCGCTGGCCAATACGATCTCCAACGGCGAGAAGCTCCTCGAGGCGCGTCGGTCGGCCAACCTGGTGTCCGAGGCTGCCTACTGGCAGCAGAAGCGCGCCTTCCTCGTGCAGAACGATGCCGCGCAGGCCGATTCGCTGGTGAAGGAGATCGCCCGGCTCGAGCAGGAGAAGCTCAGCGGCAAGGACAAGATCGACAACGATCGCAAGATCCTCGACGCGCAGTCCAAGCTGGCCAAGGTGCGCGAGAACGCCTCGGCGAACCTGCAGGTGCTTGCGATCAAGGAGCAAGACGCCCTCGACAAGATCCGCATCAAGTACGAGGAGGCGGCTGTTGCCGCGAAGTCCTACACCGACACCATTGCGCGGGCCAACGACCGTGAGATCGCCGGCCTGGGGCGTGGCAGTCAGAACCGCGAGGTCGACGCGCGCCGGAGCCAGCGCGAGGACCAGTTCCAGAGCCGCAAGGAGCAGCTCGACACCCAGCGGCGGGCCAACCAGATCACGAGCGAGGAATACGAGAAGTTCCTGGCCATCGAGAAGTCCGCCTTCGAGCGCTCCATCGCCCTCGACGCCAAGTACTGGGAGCAGAAGCGCGCTGTCCAAGAGGACGGCATCCGCGGCGCCCAGGAGGGCCTGCAGAACTACATCGACGAGGTCAACAACTCGTTCGAGCGCGGCAACCGGCTCGTGACGGACGGCCTGCAGGGCTTCAATGCATCGCTGGCGGATTCGCTGTACGACGGAAATCTCGACTCCTTCAAGTCGTTCGGCGAGCGCATGGGCAAGCAGATCCTGGCCGGGGTGCTCGAGCAGCAGATCACGAAGCCCATCGCCGAATGGCTGCAGGGCTCTCTCAAGGACGAAGGATCCATCGTCGGCAAGCTGATCGGCGGGCTCACTGGCACCAAGGGCACGGGCGAGAACTGGCTGGGCAGCTTGCTGGGCGGCGGCAAGGATGCTGCGGGCGCGGCCGGAGCCACTGCGGCGGCCACTTCCCAAGCTGCTCTGGCCACGAGCGCGACGGCCGCCACGGCGTCCATCAGCGCGCTTGCCGCAGCCGCCGCGTCTGCTGCCGTTGCGATGGGTGGTTCCAGCATCTCCAGCGCGCTGGGGCTGGCGAACGGTGTCGGCGCGTCCGGCGGCGACGCCCTGGGCTCGCTGATCGCGTCCATGGGCTGGGCTGACGGTGGCTACACCGGCGACGGTGCCAAGTACCAACCGGCCGGCATCGTGCACGCCGGCGAATACGTGGTGAACGCCGAGAACACGCGCCGTCTAGGCGTCTCCTTCCTCGAGCGCCTGAACCGCCGCGGTTACGCCGACGGCGGCTATGTGGGCTCAGTGATGGGTGGAAACCTGAACGCCGCGGCGGGCAACACGACGGACAACTCCAAGGTCGAGGTGCACAACCACTTCGCGGCCGGCACCGACAACCGGACCATCGACCAGGCCACCCTAAAGCTCGCGCGCGTGCTCAATCGCTCGCAGAGGAACGCATGACCGGAATCGTTGTCCTTCCCTCGATCATCGTCCCGCAGAGCGTCCTGATGGCCGGCATGTCTGGTGTGCACTCGCGCCAGAATCAGCGTGTCCGGAATCAGGGTGGTTTTGCCACGGTGAACACCATTCGCGACGCCACCATGCGCGCATGGCAGATCGGAACGGGCCCGATGAGCTTGTCGGTCGCGGATCAGATCTTCGGACTCTACGAGGTCACCGACGCCGGCGCGTTCGGCATGCTGTTCTTGGATCCCATCGATGCCGCAGTCGCCGCTGAGGATGGGGCCCTGCAGGGCTACCAACAGGGTGTGGAGTTTGGTGTGCCAGGCTTCGGCAGCGGCGGTCCGCGGTACGGACTGCGCAAGATGTACACCGCACGCGGGTCCGGTCTTCGCCGGGGGCGGGCGCTCACGCGACCCATAGGAAATCCCGCGATGTTGCGCGGAGGTTCACCGGTACCGATCGGCGCCGCGGCGGGAAACGCTTCGCTTACTGCAGCGCCTGTGTACGTCGACTTCGTACCTGACGCTACACGCACCATCAACGCGCTGGCAGTCGGTGCGACCACGCAAGTGACGCTCGACAGCCCGATTGGCGTCATCGCCGGTGGCCGGCTTTGGCTGCAAGGGATCGGCGGCGAGGACGCCGCGCTACTCAACGGAAAGAGCCACCAGGTCGCAGCCGTGGCCGGCACCGTCTACACGCTGGCAGTCGACACGTCTGGGAAGGCCATCACCGCTACAGGCCAAGGCCACAAGTACCCGCAACCCGACGAGGCGCTGACTTGGTCCGGTGGTTTCTACGTGCCGGTCCACTTCCGGGACGACAACCTCGACTGGGATCTGGTGATCCCAGGGCCGGCCGCGCGGCGACAAGTCGTCATCCCATCGACGTTCATCGACGAAATCCGAGAGGCCTGACATGAAGGCATGTTCCCCAGAGCTGCGTGCCCACTACGCGCAGGGCTCGACCACGATCTCACGACAGTGGCGCTTCGAGCGCACCGATGGCCACGTCATCACCGTCACTACTTGCGCGCGCGATCTGCTGTACCTCGGTGAGTTGTATCGCACGAAGGACGGCATCAACCCGACGGCCATCTCCCAGCAGGTCGGCGCCGCCGTCACGAACTCCGAGGCCACTGGCACGCTGTCCGAGGACCTGGCGACCGAGGCCGAGTTCCTGTCCGGACTCTGGGACGGATGCCGCTACACCATCTTTGAGGTCAACTACCGCGACCTCTCCATGGGCCACATGGTCATCGGCAGCGGCACGCTGGGGGATCTCAAGGTCGGCCGCAGCGCGTTCACTGCCGAGATGCGCGGTATCGCCCAGGCCCTGCAGCAGACCAACGGCAAGGTCGTCACGAAGAACTGCACGGCGCAGTTCGGCGATGACCGGTGCAAGGTGAATCTCACGCCCATTACGGTGGCCGGGGCTGCCACGGGCGTCACGAACCGCCGGACGATCACCGATACCTCTCGCGCCGAGCCTTCCGACTACTTCGGTGCTGGCCTGTTCCGCATCACCAGCGGCCCGATGGCCGGCGAGGAGATGGAGATCGACAGCTTTGCTGCAGGCGTGTTCTCTCTCGTCCTGCCTCTGTCGCAGAACCCCGAGGTAGGCATGACCTACGAGGCCGTGCCGGGCTGCCGCAAGCGGTTCAATGAAGACTGCAAGGCGAAGTGGGTCAACGTCCTGAACTACCGCGGCTTCCCGAACATCCCAGGCGCTGACAAGGTGCTCGGACTGGGTGGCACCGAAGGGACGAACCTGTGACCGGCCCCGAAATCGTCGCGGAGGCGCGCACGCACCTGGGTTGCCGCTGGAGGCATCAGGGCCGCAGTCGAGACGGGATGGACTGCCTCGGTCTCGTTCTGCTGGTTGCCCACGCCTTGAGCATCACCGACTTCGACACGCGCGACTATGCGCGCCAGGCGGCTGACGAGTCGATGCTCGAGCAGTGCCGCGAACACCTGCTGCCGATCACATTCGGCGCCGCGCAGCCAGGCGACATCGCGGTGATGGCCTTCGGATCGAATCGGCACGTCGGCATCTTCGGCGACTACCTGTACGGCGGCCTGTCGCTCATCCACGCGTTCTCGCAGCGGATCGATGGCAAGAAGCCCCCGCAGGTGGTCGAGCATCGTTTTACCGATGACTGGATGCGCAGCCACGGGGCATCGTTGATCGGCACCTTCCGCTTTCCAGGAGTGATCGCATGAGCATGCAGCAGGCGCTGGGCGCGGTTGGATTCGTTGTCGGCGCGTACTTCGGCTACCCGCAGCTGGGATTCGTCGTGGGCTCGCTTGTAGGCGGCGCCCTCACGCCTGCCCAAAAGGTCGAGGGCCCTCGCATCGAAGACCAGAAGGTCACTGTCAGCACGGAAGGATCCGGTATCCCGAGGGTTTGGGGGACGGTGCGTCTCGGGGGGAATGTCATCGAGTCGACCGACAAGATGGAGGTCTCGACGACGGAGAGCCAGGGGAAAGGAGGGGGCGGCGTGGAGTCCACGACGTACCGCTATTACGTGAACATGCGAACCCTTCTGTGCGAGGCACGCGCTGGTTCTACGGTGGCGATCCGGAAAATATGGCAAGACGGGAAGCTTGTCTACGATGCCAGCACGGGAGTGTCTGTGGGGTCGGCCTTGGCCAGTGCAGAGAACCCGGCAGCGTCGATGATCGTGTATCAAGGCGATGAGGACCAGTTGCCCGACCCGACTGAGGAGGCGCGCCACGGATTGGGGAACGCGCTAGCCTACCGAGGTGTTGTGACGTTGGTCTTGAATCACATCGAGTGCCCCGGAGGCCGGGTCCCACAGTTCTCCTATGAGTGCAGTGTGGATGCTGTCATCGCCGATGCAGTCACGCAATTCGTCGCAAGCCCCCTAGTTTCTAACCAAACCAGCGGCGCGCTGATCAAATCAGATCACATCTGGGAATGGAGCACGATCGATAACGGGTTTGGCCAGCCGACGACTCTTCAATGGAGTTACGGGGTGCCGGGCTCGTTGCAGCAGATCGGGCAGATGGCAATCCAATCTGGTGGGTACACGCCGTATCCTGTCGCTGGAACCGATGCGAGTGTGATTGCTGCTTACCCGAACGGCGATCTGTTTGTCGCAGATCTCCAGCACAGGACGCTGATGTCTCTGTATAAGGGCGGCCCACTCGGCGCCGGCGTTCTCTATGGTCGCGCCGCATTCGATGATTCCCTAGGTCGCTTTGTCGTCTGTAGTTACAACCCACTCTCTACGTTCAATGCGCCGGTGGTCGTAGTTCCTTCGCCAACTGGTATGGGGATGGGGCTCCCATGCGAGGCGGTGCCTGGCGATGGGCACGGCGCTGTAGTCGCCATGTTTGGCGGAGTCGTCTACGCAGTGGTGACCGACGGAGACCGGCCGATCCTGGTGCGTCGAAACCGCGATGGAGAGATCGATGCGGCCATGCCGGACATCCCTGGGCCCGAGATCGATTTCAGCATCCGTTGGTCCGCTATGCATGTCGACCAAACCGGCGTTTTCGTCTACGCGATCAGCGCCGGCGTTTCAACTTCGTGGATATATCGGGTGCATGTGGATGAAGGGACTTGGGATCTGCTGTCTACGGATCCTGGAGCACGACCCGTCTCAGCATTTAACACGGTCTCGAACAGCTTCTGGTGCTCGACGACGACCGCCATCATTGGTCCGACCTACAGCGCCGAACCGGTGGGTTACAACTTGGTTCGATTCAAGGCGATCACGCCAGTGGATGTGCCAGTGGCGAAGGTCATCGCCGAGGAATGCGCGCGCGCAGGCCTTGAGGTTTCTCAGTTCGATGTGTCGACCATCGGTGAAATGGTCCATGGCTACACCATCAGCAATCCGTCTAGTGCTCGCGCTGGCATCCAGCCGCTCATGTCGACCTTCGCCATAGATGCGACGGACGAGGATGGAAAGATAAAGTTTTTCAACCGAGCGGATAAAACTGCGGTGACCGTGATCGGGTATGACGAGCTAGGTTGCGCAGAGGATGTCTCTGAAGTCAGCGACCCGATGCCGTTGACGCGCGCCAACATCACGGAGCTTCCCCGGAGCGTGATGGCGAGCTACATCAATCGGGACTTCGACTACCAGACGTCGACCGAAGAAGCGCGCCGTCAGGTCACGGGAGCATCAGCAGATCAGAACGTCGAACTGGCCATCTCGTTGTCCTCTGATCAGGCGGCGACAGCGGCGCATCGGATCCTTTACGACGCTCACAACGACCGAAACCGCCGCACTATGAAACTGTCACGGAGGTATGCGTACCTCAGTGCAGGAGATGTGACGACCGTCGAATATCCCCGAGGCACGCTATCGGACTGGCGATGGGTGCAGTCAACCGATACTGGCGCATTGTTGGAGGTTGAGGCGGTGCCGGCAGACGCCGAGCTCTACGCGCAGACTGCGGTCGGTGGCACTGGATACACGGGCCAAGAGGTCGCACCGTTGCCGCCCCCAACGCGGCAGCAACTTCTTGACATCCCGATCTTGCGCGATAGCGACAACGACGCCGGGCTCTATGACGCGCTGGCTGGGTTCGGCGCGCAGGATTGGCGTGGGGCCGCTTTGTACGACGGGCCGAGCGATTCTGAGCTCGAGCTTGTTGGCACGGTGCGAAACGCCGCCGTCATTGGCTCAACTGAATCGGCACTTGGGGGATGGGCTCGGAACGTCGTTGATGAGACCAATTGGTTGACGGTGAGCGTAGGAGCTAGCGAACTGAATAGCACCACGCGAGATCTGATGCTGTCGAGCAACGTGAATGCATGCGCGATTGGCGCGCCTGGTCGTTGGGAGATCGTGCAGTTCCAGCGCGCCGAGTTTCTCGGGGCTGGCCGCTATGTGCTGTCAGGGTTGCGCCGCGGAATGCGTGGCACTGAGCACGCCCGTGGCAACCACGCGGTCGGGGATGGCTTCGTGCTGCTGACGCTGGCTGGGATGCTGCGCCCAATGATGGAGGAGGTCGACATTGGCAAAGTTCGCCAGTACCGCGCGATCAGCCAGGGGCGGCCGATGTCATCCGCCCCTTCGCAACCCTACGTGAACACAGCAGAGGGACTACGACCCCTCTCGACACTCAACTTGCGGGCAGAGCGTCAGCAGAGCGGCGATCTTCAGCTGACATGGGATCGACGCACGCGTCTGTCCGAGAACTGGATGCTCGGACTGGTGCCTTTGGGCGAAGCTTCAGAAGAGTACGAGGTTGATGTTGTCGTCGAAGGCGTGGCGAGGCGCACGTTGCGCGCGACATCTCGAAGTCTCACGTACTCGGCCTCGCAGCAGGCGCAGGACGGGTCGGGTGCTGCGACCATGATCGTTTACCAGATGAGCTCCGTAGTCGGAAGAGGTCGGGGTTCCGTCCTTGCGGTAAGCCTGGCGCCGCCTCCGGATGCGTCCGCCGGTCCATGGCCCTCCCTTCCTGGAGAGGCGAGCGGAGGCTACATCCAGCCCCCTCGCTGGCTTGGTGTCGTGAGCAGCAAACTACAGTTGAGCGCCTACCAGGTCGAGCCAGTGAACGGATGGCGGTTATACAACTACGATGGCAGCAACTGGCGGCAGGACACAACGAATGTGAGGTCGTTGCCGGGCGACTCCGCTGGCATCGAGAAGACCAATGGCTCTGTCGTCGACGTTGGCACCGGTCGCTATGAACTCGTCGACAACATCTTGCGTACTGATTCGGTGTACGTTGGGAACCCGCTTCCGGTGGCACCTTCGATACTCGGCGTCGAAGGAACTCTGAACATCGGCTACGCGGCGGGGTACTTTTACCGTGTCGTTGCCTTCCAAGGTGGCGGCCTCGGCCTTGTCCGATCGACGGACGCTCAGACCTGGACTTTCGTTGTCACACTGCCGGCCGGTGTGTACGACCACCTGACAAATTTTGGCTACAACCCATTCGCAATCTATGAGACGCCTGGCTCCCCTCTTCTGCTGACGTCGACAGCAAAGAACGGGGTTCTGCGAGCCTTCTGGACGGATCTGTTGACGTTCAATCTATTCGCGCAAGTGCAGGGAAATGGGGCGTTGCACTTCGATGGCGTCTCATCCGGATATTCGATTCAAGATGGTATGGGTTATCTGTTTCTCCGATCTGACACGGACTACGGCATTGCATCGATGGTCCGATACACAACCACCTCTGGAGAAGTTTGGTCCGGGCCTACGGATTGCGAACTTCCTGATGAGACTCGAACGATGACGATTGGCACGGTCACGACAACTCAGCGGTATAGATTCTCCGCGGCCAATGCTCGCTATGACAGTAGCCTCGGAAAGTGGATAAGCACAAACGGAATCGGTGCGAATGGTAGTGCTTGGTGGTGCTACACGTCGGCCGACGGTGGTCTTAGCTGGACGAGCCTGTCGGTTGTGCTTACGCCGATGGTCTCGAGCATTCAGATGCTTGGCAGATTCAGTGGCCAGTGGTTCATCAGCGCGCGCACGCAAGGGCAGCGATATCAGACCCTTAAATCTTCAAACCTCACAACTTGGGTACTAGCATGAGCCTTCAACAAGTCATTGCCGGAACAGGCGCGGCTACTCTGGTCAATGAGAACTTCGACTCCGTGGGGCCTGCATCTCTCTTCGGCAAACGGCCGGCCGCCACCTCGGGGCTGACCCTGGGTTACTACGGCGGACAGTTCAATGGCGTGGCGGTGCCCGATGGGACAGTGGAGCTCATTGCCAGCGCCACGAATTACGTCGTCGCCGACCGGACGACCGGCGCGGTATCGGCGGCTACGACGACAACAAACTGGCTGAATACCTCCGATTATCTTCAGCTGCACCAGATCGCCACGGGAGCAACGACGATCACTGCCTTCGTGGACTGCAGGCAGGCATACGGCATAGCGGGTGGCGGCGGTGGTGGCGCGCCTGCATGGAGCGATTTAACAGGAGTGCCCCCGCCGATCAGTGACATTGCCGCGCTAACCGATCCCGGCGCAGACCGCCTTCTCTTCTGGGATGACAGTGCGAGCGGTTACAAGCACCTCGCTCTTGGGACGAACCTTGCGATCTCGGGAACAACGCTCAACGCCATTGGCGGCAGCGGCGGCTCAGGCATTGTGGAAACGATCGTTGCTGGATCGGGTGTTTCTGTTGACGCCACTGACCCCGCCAACCCGATCGTGTCTGCAACTGGAGGCGGAGGGGCGCTCACCAATTTCGTGGAGGCTGCGTCGACTGCCTCGCCGAACAGCTCGGTGAACGTGTCCTCGCTAACGGCTGGTTCTGGCACTACGGACGTCGATTTCGCTGTTGTGAGAAAAGGCGCTGGAGCGCTCTTGGCAGCGATCCCCGATGCCACCGCCGCTGGCGGGAACAAGCGGGGAGCGAACGCCGTCGATCTACAGGCGGTCCGCGCGAGCGCTGACCAGGTCGCGAGCGGCGCGCGGTCCGTCATCGTCGGAGGGTTCAACAACAAGGCTGCTGCATCGCACAGTTTCGTGGGGGCCGGTGAGGGCAACTCGACCCAAGCTAGCAGGTCGGCGGTCGTGGCAGGAGACGGAAACGCAACAGGTGGGTCTTCAGCGTTTGTTGGGGCCGGTGTCGGCAACCTTGCGAGCGGGGATTTTTCTGCCGTCCCAGGAGGTTCCGGAAATACCGCGAGCGGCCTGTATGCCATGACGTGGGGATCGTCATGCGTTGCATCAGGTCAAGGATCCACGGCATTTGGGCAGAGCTGCGAAGCCGATTCCACGTGTTCGACAGCTGGCGGTCGGGGCAGCAAAGCATCTGCCTCGGATGGTCTTGCTCTAGGGCAGGGCGTTCTCGCATCCGGTGTATCCGGAACAGCGTTCGGCGCCAACACTGTGGCGAGCGGCGCATACAGCTTGGCCACGGGCTTCTATGCAACAACGCGCGGTGTTCTGGGCGCATCGGCGCACTCTGCTGGCAGGTTCTCGGCAACCGGGGATGCACAGGCTCAACGCTTCCTACTGCGCACCGCTACATCGGATGCGACGCCTGCGGCAGCAACTGCGGACGCAGGCGTCGCAGCTTCGTCGAATCAGGTTGTTGTGCCAACGGACAGTGCAGTCGCGTTCAGTGCAGTAGTCGTCGCACGCAATTCCTCGAGCGGCGATGCGGCGCGTTGGGTCGTTCAGGGGTTGGTGAAAAACGTGGGCGGCACCGTCTCGATTGTCGGCACTCCGAGCGCAACCAAGGACCACGCCGACAGCGGGGCTTCGTCATGGTCGCTAGCGGTTTCGGCCGACAACACGAACAAGTCCGTTGCATTTGCGGTGACCGGTGCCGTTGCCTCTGGGCTCAAGTGGGTGGTTTCTGCAGCGACTGTCGAGGTCGTTGGATGACGCGACTGACCTATCACCACCCAACCCGCTTCGGCGGGTTTTTTCATGCCTGAAAGGAATGCCATGACCGTCTTCTTCCGGGGCCTTTGGGCTCGCTTGATCGAATGGTTTCGGGACCGGTGGGAGCAGCTGCTCTCGAAAGGTCAACGGTGAGCCCGATGGTCTGTGACCTCCGCGAGTTCATCGCGCACTCGAGCGCCGTGCCGGTCGACCAGAACCGTGCCGAGGTGAGGATCTATGCGGCCCTCACCACCACCGGTTTCATGCTGTCCTTGCTGGAGCCGCTGTTCTACCTGCTGACGGTGCCCGAGGCCATGATCGTTCGCGTGGCCAGCGTGGCGCCGTCGATGTGGTGCGTGTTCGCCGCCTTCAGCTTGTGCCTCGCGGCGACCGTGCCGCATCTCTTCGCACTGCTGTTCCAGCCGCACAGCCTCGGCAACCGCTGGCCCCGTCGCTTCGCTGCCTACGGCACGTTCGGCAGCGCGGTGACATGGCTCTACCTGGCGAACCTCGCCTACCCGATGGATGTCGGCGGCCTGGAGTGGGCCTATGCGCTGCGCGCGCTCGGCTCGATGCTGGTCGGCCTGACCTACGGCTTCTCCGTCAACGCTGATCAGGGTCGGGAGGCTCTCGATGCCACGAATGATTAATCGCCTCTTCGGTCTGTGGCTCATGTGCTTCTGCGCGCTGAGCTACGCGGCATCTACGACCTTCGCGCAGGACGTTGCCGCCTACGACTGGACCTCGCTGCTGCTGGCCGGCGCCGCGGGCCTGTTGGGTGGCGCCGGCCGCACGCTGCTGACCCTCGTCAGCGAGAAGCAGTTCGTCGGGAACCTCCGCTGGGTCTTGCTCAAGGACCTGGTCGTCGCCCTGATCGGCGGCGGTTTCGCCTACCTCTGCATCCAGGGCTACAACGACTGGTCGAGCACGCTCTCGATCGTTTCGCTGCCGCCCATCGGCCGCGGCTTCCGCGTGCTGATCATCGTCTTGGCAGGTGCTTCCCGCGGCCGCTGGCTGGGCGTGGTCGACCGCTTCACTGCCGACGCCATCGCCAATGCCCGCCAGAAGCTGCGCGGCGGCGCGCCGAGCGAAGACCCACCCATCACCGCGGCCGTTCCGCTCGGCAAGGAGTGAGCATGACGCGCACGAAAGAAGACTGGGCCCGGATCCTGACCATGTGCGGCATCAGGCCGGCACAGGTCGCTATGTGGTCGGGCGTGTTCGCGCACACGCCGAAGATGGACCGCTTCAGCAAGGGCGACGCCGACTTGGCGCAGTTCCTGGCCAACGTCCTGGTCGAGAGCCAGGGCCTGCAGAAGCTGAAGGAGAACGGCAGCTACAGCGCTGCGCGCATCCGCGAGCTCGGCAACGCATCGCCGCCCGGCAGCCGGTGGCGCTCCCTCGTGCCGCGCGCCGAGGAACTCGCGTTCAACGAGCAGAAGTTCTTCGAGGCCTGCTACGGCGGCCGCGGCGGCAACCGACCGGAGGGCACCGGCGACGGCGCGCGCTACCCGGGCCGCGGGCTGATCATGCTGACCTTCTACGAGGGCTATCTCTGGCAGGGCAAGCGCAGCGGCCAGGATCTGACCGTTCTGCCCGAGCTGGCCGAGCAGCCGCACTTCGCGCTCGAGTTCGCATTCGATTGGTGGGAGGGTAAGGTGCCCGACGCCTACCTGGCCGACACGGTCAAGGTGCGCCGCGTGGTCAACGGCGGCACGTTCGGCCTGCGCGAGGTCGAGGAGATGCTGGTGAAGGCGCGCCGCGCCCTGCAGGTGGCCGCGTGATCGCCGCCGGCCGCGTGCTGCTGGCGAACTGGAAGCTGCTGCTGGTCGCCGTGCTGCTGGCCGCGTTGGGCGCGCAGACGTTGCGCATCGCCGGCCTGAAGCAGGAGGCGGCCGAGCAGCGCGCCACTGACGCCGAATCCCTGCGCCTGGCCATGAAGGCGCAGCGCGATGAATTTGACCGACGCCAGAGCGTTATGGACCAGGAGGCCTCCCGTGCACAAACCCAACTCGCTGCCCTTGCGGGCGATCTCGCTGATGCTCGCCGCGCTGGCGGCGGCCTGCACGACGCCGCCCAGCTCGCCGCCGACGCTGCCCGCCGGCGTGCCCCGGCTTGCCCCGCAGCTGCGGCAGTCCCTGGAGACGACCCCATCGGAGTGCTTGCCGACGTGCTTGCAGGGGCTGACCGCCTGGCGGAAGTCTTCGCAGCAGCGGCTGACGAGCGCGGCATCCGGGCCGCCGGCTGCGAGCGGGCCTACGACGCCCTCCGACCTGCCGCCCAGTAGCGTTCCGTCGCGCTGAGCGCGCACCACACACCCACCAGCCCCTGGCGCTTCGGCGCTGGGGGCCCTTTTTGCGTTATGGGTTCGCTGAATTACCTACTATGCCCGCGGGACCAGCTCCAGCTCTTGTTGGCCGCCAAACCGCTGAATGATCTTGGCTTCGTACTCGGCCTCTGTGGCTGAGGACTCTGCCATTTCGAGGACGCGACCCATGTGCATGCGCAGCGCGCGGGTGCCGATCTCGTTGAGAAACTGAAACAGCTTTTTCTTTCCTGGATCCCGGTCACGAAGCGCTCGGAGCAAGTCCAGAATTTTCCCGCTGCTTCGAGCCAAGGGGTAGTAGACATGCCTTCGAGTCAGGTGCATCAGCTGCCACGGTTTTCCCCGCGCCGGAACGGGGATCTTGTATAGGCGGTGCCACTGCAGATAGAGCTCGTTCGGGAATTCTTGCTCGTACTTCTTGGCCTCTTCCTGTACGAAAGTCTTGAAGGCCTGAATGACCTCCTCGATCTCCGGCCGGTATCCGGCCAGCGCGTACACCAGGGACGTGATGCCGCTCTTGGCCGAAGCGTTCACGATGATCCGCGCTTGGATTCCGATCGAGGCTTGGCTCTTGTTCAGCTGCCTCGCAGCGTCTGCATCGATGATGGCGTTGCAGACGTCGATCAGGATGTCTGCGCTGTAGCCTCGGATCGTGATTTCCGTCTGTTTAGCACCAGGGTAAATCCATTTAAATTCAATGGGTTGGGCGATTTTTGTGAGCAGTTCAGCACCAAGGTATTGCGAGAGGCGCTTGCCGGTTACCAGCCGTTCGAAATCCTTGCCACCAGGGTTCTTGAGGCCGAGCGCCGCTGCGATCCCGCGTTGCGTCATCACAGCCGTCTTACGCGCATCGTCCAGTACGTAGCACTCGGCGTCGACGCCGAAATCTTGCAAAAAGTTGCCCTTGTGTGTGGCACGAACGCCCCAGCGGGCCAACGCGCCCTTCTGGGCTCGTGCCTTTTTCTGCTCCTCCGTCATCTTGGCGGCAGCAACTACGCCGCCCTTCGCCCGCCCGCTCGGTGGCTTCTTTGCGCTCTCGCTCATGCTCGCTCCTCAAGTTAAGGTGCTTGCATTGTCTTTAATGCTTGCTCAACAAGCAAGCATTAAAAATGGCCGATGCTTACTTTGGGAGGATGCCTGCAACACGCATGGAGTTCAGTGCTCGAACAGCACGGCGCGGAGGTGATCGCCAACTGTGTCCTCAGGGCACGACGGGTTCTCGTATTCGTCAGCCACGCCAGCGCACAGGCTCACGACGCCAGCGCAGAGATCCAGCACGTTCTGGTCGAGCTTGTCGCCGGACCTGATCAGGCCGCACTGCACGGCCAGGGCGGTGAAATTGGCTACGGGGTCGAGGTCGAGGTCGACGCGGCCCACGTGCTCGCTGTATTCGTTCTCGATCATGCTGCTCCTTCGGTGGTTGGAGAGGTTGTACGGTACTCAGGCGGCGGAGGCGTCGCTTCGACCGGCGGCGCGGGCATGCACCACCACACCTGCGGCGGATCGGGCTGCTGGTAGCCGACTGCCTCGACGGCCCCGTAAATCAGTATGCCGCCGTTCTCGATCTTCTTGATGTTCGCGTGGATCAATGGCTCGATGACGTCGACGCGAGTGCGCTCGGTTTCGAAGAGCCTGGCCACGGCGCGCGGGTAGAACTTGCGGCTGTCGTCTCCGAAGAACAGCCAGCCAGGATAGGGCCGGCTCTTGACGACGTCCTGGGGCAGCTTCTTGCCCGCCTCTCGCAGGACGTAGACGACGCAGTGCATCGGGTCAGAACGGCACGTCGGCGTCCTTGAGCCCGAATTCTGGGGGCGGGGCGGGCTCCTCGAGGTGCGAGACCTCTAGCGGGTCGGCGTCATCGCCGGCATGGCCCGGATAGAGGTCGTCGTTGTACTCGCCGGCTTCCGGGTACAGGCGGCGTGCGACGGCTGCAGGGTCCTCATCTCCATGCTTCGCGGCCACAGCCGGGCCGAAGACGTTGAAGCCCGCCATGCGCAGGTCCTCGGGGTCGTGCTCGAGCTCCTGCCAGGTGTTGGCGAACACAAAGACCCAGGCTTCAAGGTCGGATAGCTCGCGGCCGCGGTACGAGATCGGGTTGGGGGATTGCCACATGGTCAGCTCCTGAAGTGGCCCTCCACTGTACCTAAATACTGTACGCGCATCCAGTAGTTTGCTACGATCGATCCATGGACACCGATCGCGGAACCGGCATCCTGGACGCTGTGCCCGGACAGTTCGTGGTGCGCGCCATGTACTCGCTGCCGCCGGCGGGTGAGGCCCAGCCGCCCGAGGCGTCGCTGGAGATGTTCGTGCCTCGGGTGGGCCGCGTGCGCTTCACGTTCGAGCTCGCCGGCCCGGTTCCGCACAAGCGTGCGCATTGGTCTTGGCAGGCGAAGTCCGCCGACTTGCTGCCGCCCAGGGCGTGAGTAAGCTGCGCCCATGTGCAATCGCTACATCCCCCCTGAGGTGGCCGAGATCGAGCGTTTCTGGAGCCTGCCCCGGGCGCACCAGCCGGACCTGTGGCCACGCGAGATCTTCCCGCGGGCGCCGGGCCCGTTCATCCGCCGCCGGCGCGACGCCGTGGGCTACGAGCGCGAGCTGGTGGTCGGGCAGTGGGGCCTGATCCCCTGGTTCGCCAAGGAGCCGAAGCTCAAGTTCCCGACGAACAACGCCCGGAGCGAAGAGCTCGAGGCCAAGGCCAGCTACAAGGACCCATGGAAGCGCGGCCAGCGCTGCATCATCCCGGCGGCCACCTTCGACGAGCCGAACTGGGAGACGGGGAAGAACATCTGGTGGCGCTTCCGCCGCGCGGACGGCGCGCCGTGGGGCCTGGCCGGCCTGTGGAACACCTGGACCGACAAGGCCACCGGCGAGGTGCACGAGAGCTACACCATGCTCACGGTGAACGCCGACGCGGACCCGCTGATGAGCCGCATGCACAAGCCCGACCCGAAGCTGGCGGCCGACAAGCAGGACAAGCGCAGCGTGATCCCGCTGGACCCGGGCGACTTCGACGAGTGGCTTGAGGGGACGGTCGAGCAGGCGAGGGCGATGATGCGCCTGGCGCCGACCGAGGTGTACGACGCCGGGCCGATGGAGCCCGATCAGAAGGCGCCGGTGTAG